GTCCCGTTGTCGCAGGTCAGGGGGGACTTGGATGGGGGGTTCCTATTTCCGCAGGTCAGAGGCTTGATCACTGCGTTTGCGCAGGTCAGAGGCTTGCGCCGGAGTGGATCACTGCGCCCCTACCGACCGGGGTCACAAGTTCACCCGATTGCCGTAGTTGCAGGCTTGACACTCGGGCACTACCTGTGCAGTGGCCGCGCTTGCCCTGCGCTCGTGTCGCGGCAGGGACCGCAGGGGGACGACGTGTCCACCCGTCGCAGGGTTGGACTCGCTGAACGGTTGACCGCAGGTGCGGCAGTGGGTGGCGCCTTCCAGGGCCTGTGCCCGGCGCACCCGGTAGGCGTGGCCGTATCCCCGCTCGGTGGCGCTGCCGCGGCGCTGGTCCCGCTCCCGGTTGTGGGCGGAGCTACAGGAGGGGCAGCGGGTCTTGGGGGTGAGGGTGCCGCAGTCGAGGCAGGGGCGGTTGACCACGCGCACCTCCAGTCAAGGTTAGAACAGGACCGTGTGGCCGCAGCCATGGCAGACGAGGAGCCCCTCGTCCATGTAGGGCTGCGGGTCGACCAGCCTGTGCCCCTTGCCCAGCACGATGCGGCAGCCAATCCGCTTGAGCAGCATCCCGAACCGTAACCACCACGGGTTGATGTACCGAAAGTAGAGGCGTTCACTTCGACGCATCACGGGCTCTCCGTTCCGAGTGGGGTGACGAAGGCACTCGGTCCAGTGTGGTCGGCGCCCTACCGGCGAAAGGCTGGCAGTCCGAAGAAGACGCCGCTCACTGCTTCTCCTCGCCGGTAACGTCCACCTCGACATCGACGAACGTCAGGGTTGCGGTGGCCAGCTCGTCCCAGCGGGCGGTCCAGGTGGCCGACAGGACGTTGTCCAGGCGGACCGGAGCGGAGCCATCCTGCGGCACGGCCTCGATCGTGGTACCCGGACCCGTCCCGTCGGAGCGGATGCGAAGCTTGCGGGATGTCCGGTCTTCGGTGCTCATGGCGGCGGCTCCACGGTTGAACAGGTAGAGGCTCAGGCGTTGACGGCTGCGACGACGTCGGCCGGGACGATCAGGAATTGGTCGCGCTCATTGCGGACCACCACGTCCCCGATCCACAGCGGCTGAGGACCGCGGGCGGTGTGGATGCCGTGGGCGCCATCGGTGGCGAACAGGGCCTGGACGTTGCGGCCCGGGAGGAGGGTGAACTCGCGCATCTCGTCGCGGTTGGTGCCCGTCCAGCGGCAGGCGGGCAGCCCGAAGAAGGCGTCGGTCACGGCGGTGACTCCTGCAGGCGGGAGAGGACAGCGCGGCACTGGCGGCGGCGTTCGACCTGGGCGGTGAACAGCGCTTGGTCGTCCGTGTCGAGTGCCCAGGTGATGAGGCTGTCCGCGTTGGCGATGGCGAGGAGGAGGTTGGCGATGCGGTCCTCGGTGCTGAGCATGGCCACCCCACTTGTTACTTGCGGGTACGGGTGCGACCTGCGCGTTCACCGATAGTTCGATCTTGGTTACGACGGCCAGCGACCGGTGAGGAAGTGGATGGCCAGCCAGGCGAGGAAGGCCACCAGCGCCGCCTTGCCCGCCCGGTGGCGCGGCCCCACGGGGTCGATGTGGAGCGCCCGGCGCACGAAGTGGGTCAGGGTGCCGTTCGGGCCGCCCCGGTTGCGGGAACGCAAGCCCAGCCACTCCAGCACGGCGAACCCGACGGTGCAGGCGGCGAGGAAGGCCGACCAACGACGCTCCCACATGGGCCACCTCCGCGTCAGAGGCCGGTGATGATCCGGAGCGGATCGGGCTGGGCGGTTCGGGCTGCGAGGCGGTCGGCAGCCTTCCAGAGCGCGAGGTCGGCGTTGAAGTAGCCGGCCGGAGGCGGGGTGAAGATCGCTGTCTGTTCGAGCAGCGCCGGTGGGGTCTCGTCCGGCTCGCTCAGCTTGTACGGGTGACGCACCGCGTCCGGCCCGTACAGCACTTCGATGGGGACGTTGTTGATGGTGAGCGAGGCGAAGTCCGTGGGAACGTGCTCGCTGTGGACGGGCATCCAGTCGCCCCGCGCCCACCGGTCGATCGTCAGCGCGACGAGCGACCCGAAGCCCAGCCAGTAGTCCATGGCGGTGAACTGCAACAGATCCATCGTGCACTCCTCGGCGGAAGGGGTGTGCGGGGTCAGCGAGCCGGCCCGGTGAGCCAGTCGCCTTGCATGGCGGCCCATGTGAGGATGCTGTCCTCCGGGTCCGCGCCGTCTTCGCGGCAAACGTGGCAGACGCCTTCGTGTGGCCCGCCATCGTGACCAGTAGGCAGGCGACACGTCGTGGTGCCATGGGTGTGCGCCAACGTTGCCGGACAGGTCGCAGCCATCAGCGGACCACCAGCGTATCCGGACTCTTGATGACAGGCGTCTCAGCGTCCGCAGACACCTTGGCGTACACGTCGTACCGGGCACCGACCGTCAGGCCGCCCACGGACGAACCAGGACCCACCAGCAGGCCTGCCACGTAGCCGTTGCTACCCGACGACCACGAGGCCGTCTTGAAGTCGCCGGAAGCGGGGCGCGTGCCCGAAGGCACCACCGCCACGGTCACCGTGTAGCCCGTAGGCGAACTGGTGCCGCCCGAGAGCAACGAGTAGGCCACCGTCACCCCGATGTACTGCTTGGAGTCGCGGTCCACGTAAACGTCCACCGAGGCCTCCTAGGTGCGGAGCCGGCCAGCGGACCACGGGGCGGACAAGGGGCCGGCGGACCACGTGGAGTGGACGCGGGACACGGTCCACGGCGTGCGCAGCGGACCGGCCGCGAACGTCTCGTCCGGCGGCGTCTCCGGCGACTCCGGACCACCCTCTCCGGGTTCCTCGTCGGTGACGATGACGCCGACCCAGTAGCTGGCGCCGTTCGGAGAGGCGTTCAGGGGGAAGGTGAGCGTGGTGGTGTACAGGTAGAGCCCCTGGGCGTTCGCGGTGGCGGTGGATTCCGATGGTGCCCGAAGCGGGCCGTTCACGATCCCCGAGGAACCGTCACCGCTGCGCCAGTAGCCGCCCGTGGCGGAGTAGCCGGAAGGGAACAGGCAGGCCGCGACGTAGCGCTGGTTCACGGTCAGCTCCACCGGAGCGTCCAGCAGGGCCACCTGCTCGCCCGTGCCGGACAGGGCGAAGCTGATGTCACTGCCCGCGAGGGGATCATTGGTTGCGGGGGCGTCGACACGCGTGTACACCCGACCCGTCACAGGGCCGGTGATGGTCGTGTCGGCACGCCAGAACGTCAACGCCTTCAACCACGCCTGGGCGGTGACGTAGAACTCGGTGCCCAACACCACCGACGCGTCAGCAGAGCCGGACGCGGGACCGTCAGCGTCGGGCCAGAGGCTGTAGTCCGTCATCGGGAACCTCGCTCGTCGGCTCGACGAACCTCAGTCCGTGGGCGCCCCACGATGGCCGGTGGTCGCACCACGTCTCCGGGGCGCGAGGCAGGGGTGGGCGGGCCTCCACGGGGAACGGGGAGCCGGTGTAGAGAACCACGCGGTGCTCGGGGGCGGCGAGGAAGGCGGTCACCGGGCGACCTCCACCGTGGCGTGCCACAGGACGGCGTGGAAATAGGCCACGACGGACGCTGCCGCCCACGTCGACTCACCCTTGGTGAGCCACTCACGGCAGCGGAAGCACTTCGAGCACCACTGCCCATCGTCGCGCCGGTACACCCGAATCGAGCGGCGGGAAGGCTTCACCGAGATCTCGGTGATCTCGAACTTGCGCTGCAAGTCGCGCAGCACGCCAGGCAAGTGAGCGTGGCAGGCCCAGGAGGCGACGGCGTCACCGTAACGCTCCAAGTCCCAATCGGGGATGCTTTCGCACGCTTCGCACCGATAGGCGGCGGCCATCAGTCCTCCTCGGTCGGGGACCACGCCGGACGGGGCGCGATCGCAGGCGGCGAGGTGAACCCGAACGGCACGTCGAACGAGCCGCCCATGTGGTCGGCCTCGGGCTGCACCAGTTCCAGCACGGGCTCGCCCCACTCGATGGCCAGTAGCTCGGTACCGAGCAGGCTGATGGACAGGCGCACGGCGGGGCCTCCGGTCCTAGAGGAGCTTGAGGCCGTCCCAGCCGTTGGCGTCCACGGTGAACACCATCAGGGCCGGGTCGGAGTCGTGGCCCGAGCGGAGCCGGTACCAGTCCGACCCGTTGTCGAGCGTGGGCGCCTGCATGAGCCACTTCGAACGGCCCGTGTGCGCCGACCTGCCCGTTGCCGTGACCCACAGGTGGTGGAAGTGACCACTCAGCAGAATGTCCGCGTCCGCGACCGGCTGGCCGCCGTGGGCCTGTCCCGCCCACCAGGAGGCGAGGCGTTCGGGGCGGTTGACCTGGTGGCCGTGCACCACACCCAGCAGGGTGCCGTACACGTCCAGCGTCAACGACTCCTCCCACACGCCCGGCACCACGAAGGACACGTGACCGAGCGCGTCGGGGTTGAGCGCGAACGCGTCCGCCACCGCCGTCAGGGTCTCGATGCCGTAGTCATCCCCCGGCTTGCCGAGGGCGTCCTTGCCGCGCCTCCAGCGCCCGTGGTTGGACGGCACCGCGGCGCACACCACCCGGGAGTGGAGCTTCGACAGGCGGAGAGCGGCCTCGGTGAACAACCGGCGCGCGAGGCGCAGCTGTTCGGGGAAGCTGAGGTCGTTGGTGAAGCCCTGTTGCGGGGTGTTCTCGAACGACTCGACGCAGTCGCCCACGTCGATCAGGTACGCCGTGTCGGCCTTCACCGCGCGGGCGTGGGCCTCCAGGGCGTCGAGCTTCTCTAGCACCCGGTTCACGAGGTCTTCGGAGTCACCTCGGGAGCCGACCTTGCCCACCTGGAGATCGGCCCAGGGGACGATCAGCGCCCGCTCGGTACCCACGGGTACCGGGGCGGTCTTGCGTCGCACGGCCTTGACCGCGCACACCAGGTCTTCGACGTCCAGCCGCTCGCCCTCGGACTCGCGGTCCACGATGCGGTAGCGGCAGTACACGTACGGCTCCGCCGGGTCTCCCCAGCGGCGGACGTCGGTCAGTTCCACCCGGCGGTGGTCGGGGATGGCGAAGCCCGTGACGCGGGTGATGTCCGCGCGCCACTGAGCCTCTTCGGCGCCGATCGGCACCACGGTCTCGCGGCCTTCGACTTCCACCACGCCCTTGGCGGCGTCGTAGCGGACGTCCAGCTCGTCACCGCGAGGATGACCTCGACGGGGGCGGCGGGCGTCCGGCTGCACCGGCTGCGCCAGGCGCTCACCGAGCGGCACAGCTACACCGACCCAGACGATGCCGGGTCACAGTAGACGCGGCGACAGGATGGCCATCCTCGGTCAAGGCCTTGGCGATGGCGTCGGCGGAGTGCGTGCTCCAGGCTCGGTTCAGGATCTCGCGGTCCTCGGGGGCGAGCTGGTCGACGATGTCCTTGACCTTGCAGTCCCGACGACGGGTCGGGGGCGTGCCGAGAGCGGAGGCGAGGGACATGGACACCCCCTCAGAGTCGGGCGGCGAGGCTCAGCGTGCCATGAAGAACGACGGCGGGTGATGCGGCGCTCCTGCGCAGGTGGGGCAGCGCGAGTACTTCACCGGAGCATTCGCCAACGACCGTCCCGTCAGGTAGGACGGATCGGACAGCTTGCGCTTGTTCCACAGGCGATCGAAGCGGGCTGCGAACACCGCACCCTTGCCCGAGGTGTACTGCTTCTCGCCCGTGTATGGGTTCTCCCATGTGAGGTGGGACTTACTGAGCTTCCTTCGCTTGCGCGCCGCGCTCACCGCACCTCCCGAACGTTAGGGGGCCACGACCCCGAGCGCATCGCCGCCGCCAGCGCTCAAGGGGTCGTGGCCGGATCCGCGGGGCTCTCGCACCCCGCAGTTTTGGGTAGGCGCGCCCGTGATGGACGCGCCTCCGAGGAAGATGAAGGAGTCGAACCCTCGGGCATTAACCCGGCGACCGGCTAGCAACCGGTTTGGCGCACCAGCGCCGCCATCTTCCGTGTGCTCGACGTGGCGCGCCGGAAGCCGGGGCCTCCGCACGTCGAGCGGGTGGTGCCACTGCGCGTGCCCAGGTGTGTCATGAGTCGGTCAGGAGACCGCGGAGACGTGTGTCTGGCAGGCAGTGGACGAGAAGGGTCGGAACGCGAAGACGGGAGCGGCCCGGGGGCGGCTCCCGTCTGCAAGGTTCCGACGCGGGCTTCGCAAGCGGTGTCGCTCGACATGAAACCCGACACTAGGAAATCTAGGCGTTCACTTTCGCCGTGTCAACTCGGGGGTTACGCGGCCTGCCTCGAATACCGGTTGGTGATCGCGTCCAGCACCTGCCCCACCCGGTACAGGCGGACGTCGACCGGGTCCTGGCCGGACACCCATGGGCGGACCAGCCAGCCATGCCGGTCCAGCACCCCCGCGCCCGGGTGGTTCTCGTCGAGGTGGACGAAAGCGGCGATCCTGCCCCGGCGCAGAAGGCTGCGCAGCATGGCCGTGGTGAGCCGGTCTCCCCGGTCGCGGACGAGGCCCACCAGGAAGCCCGGGGACACGTACTGGTGCTCTACGGCGGCGGCAAGAGCGGCCTGGCGCTCCCGCACGTCGTGGATGGTTCCGCATCCCGGGCAGCGCTTCTCCCAGTCTCCGTCGCGGGCGTACAGCTCCTCCGCACACTGCTCCGTTCCGGACTCCGCGGCGAGCGGGGCGGAGCAGGTGCCGATGTAGACCCGGTCGGGGGCGGTGTCCACTGCGCGCCACGCGAGGCGGGTCGTCTCCATGACTTCGTCGTACAGCTCGTAGACGGCTTCGTGGGAGGCGATCCACGAGGGGTGGCGCAGCAGCCACAGGGCGGCGGGGGCCACACCGAACCGGAGGTCCAGCGGGGGCACCGAGCCGTCCTCGTTGCGGGCGGCGTTGGTCTCCCACAGGTCCCGACACCACGAGATCAGCCGGTCGCGCAGGAGAAGCTTGGGCTCGGTCGCGGCCATGTTGATCGGCAAGGGCTTCTCGTCGGCGCCGTTGCTGACGTACCCGACCGAGCCACCGCCGGTCTTGTCCAGGCGGGCGATGGTGGTGTCCAGCTCCTCCACCAGGTCGGTGATGCGGCCCAACTCGCGGAGGAGCTTCCCGAGGCACCCGGTGAGGGCCCGTTCGCTGCCACACAGGGGCCGCCCGGAGACCGCGCCACAGACGACGCACGAGGGAACGAAGTCCTGCACGGATGCCTCCCGGTCCACTGTGGCTGTACGGGTAATCATGACCTCTGTACAAGCTAAAGCAAGTCAGCAGGTCAGAGCCTTCATGCTGCTGGACGACGTACGCGCGGACGCCCCTCCGCCTTGCGACGGTGGTACTTACGGCGCGCCTGTGTGCGTTGGCACTCCCTGCAACAGCGGTGACCCTTGCTGTTGATGTAGGTGTTGGCCTCGTCGTACAGATGCCCGTTGGGGCAGTGCCGCTTGTTCAGGTGGAACGACGTGCCGTGTCGCTTGCTGTCTTCGGCGTTCCCCTGAGGGGTGTCGTACCTCAGGTTGCTCAGCGCGTTGTTCTTCGGGTCGCCGTCGTTGTGACAGATCTGCATACCCTTAGGTCTGGGCCCCACGAACGCGAGCATGACGAGCTTGTGCACGTTGTGCGTCACCGTCCTGCCGTTCTTCGTCAGGTTGATACCCATCGCGTACCCATAGGCAACTTCTCCCGGCGTCATCACCAACCGGCGTCTGAGGGAGGCGACCCGTCCGAGATCGCTTACGACGTAGAGCCCTTCGAACCCGGGTATCGGCAGCCAGCGTTCGAACTGGTCGACCTTCGGGGCCTGCCAGTCGCTGCGAAGCGCCACGGCCAACCTTGAGCTGAGGCTCGCGTTCTGCCAGGCAAGTTCGCCGGACTTGATTCGCTCCCAGGTGTCGAGCATTTCCTCGACCTCGTTCGGCTCGACCGCGACACGGTCGTACACTGGCCCGCCGGATTCGGGTCGCCCCACCAAGCGCCACTCAGTCCAGACCTCGTCGCACTTCAACGCCTCCGCCGTTGCCTTGCCTGCGCCTTCCGCCTCCACATCGGGGTGGAGGTGGTCCCGTCTCGCGATGGTCGCCTCGGCGTCGCTCACTCTTCGCCCTCCTGGTGGTCGGGACGGCCAATGCGGGCGTCATAAGCGGCGATCGCGTCGTACACATCGCCGTCGCCCGTACCTTCGCCGTGGATAACCTCTCCGCTCGGACCGAGCACGGCCACCGGGTAGAGCAGGTTCTGATCACTCCCCCACCACAGGCCAGCGACAGCCTCGTTCAGGGTCTCGGCATGTTGGTGACGACGAAAGTCGTGCTGGTAGTAGACGGCGATGTAGTCGCCCTCGTCCCCGCGGCACTCTCCGATGTCCACGGTGCTCATGCCTCGCCCTCCTGGTGGTCGGAGAGGCCGTAGGCGGAGGCCAAATCCTCAAGAGCCCGCCGGGTAAGGTCCGGGGTGTCGTCGTACTCCCAGCCCTTCGCGGAGAGCACGTCGGCGCAGCGCTTCACGAGTCGGCGGTCGGCGGCGCAGCGACGGAGGACGGAGGCCGGGTCGTGGTGCTCGATGTGCGACACGCTGCCGACCGCGAGCTTGCCGGACTTGTCGTAGAGCGCGATCGACGCCGCAGCCGCGGCCCACGTGCTTGGACCCCATACGCCCTCGGTGTTGCTTTTGGCGATCGCCGCCAGTCGTTCCGTCTCTTCGATTGCTGCGAGGAGACGAGAGGAGAGGTCAGAGGTGCTCACCCGTCCGCCTTCCACGTGCCCGCCAGCACGGCCTCCCGACACGCAACGGCGTCCGCCAGCGAGTCGAAGTGCTCCACCTCCAGGTCCCACTTCGAAGGCTTGCGCTCCTCTCCAAACGGCTCACGACCGTACTCGTCGTCGAGGACGACGACCTCCCCCTTCTCGAACGGCCACCATGACTCTTCGTCGCGCGGTTCGATCTGACCGGTACGGGAGTTGTAGTGCTCGCGGGAGCCGCGCGTGATGACGCAGAACACCCAGTCGTCCGTGTTCACCGGCTCCAGGCCGTTGAGGACGGTCAGGATCTCTTCGGGGCTCACCCCTCACCTCCGGGCATGTACGCGGCGGCGGGGTCCGCTTCCTGCCGACGCTCGGTTGCGCACGAGGGGCACACCAGGCCGACCCGTGTCGGGTCGAGTGGGTCGCGGACCATGTCGTTCAGGTCCACGACCACATCACATCCGGGGCAGGTGCAGGGCATGCCAGGGTCGAACATCGAGCCCTCCAAGGTGGCGGCGTACACAGGGGGTCAGTCGCGCGGGTCCGACACGGTGGCAGTGGCCTTCGCCGTGCGCACGGCGAGGAACACGGCCTCGTTCTTCGACTCCCACAGGCGGTGCAGGGCCCGCGTCAGGCCGGGGCCGTCCGGCAGGAGGTCGATCAGGGCCTGCGCCTGCTCGTGGAACGTGGCGCTCACCCGCCGCGGCAGACCCTCGGGCAGGTGCCCGAAGTCGAACATGGCCGCGAACTCCTGCACGGCGGGGTGGCGGTCCAGAACGCTCAGCATGATGGCCTCTCGGGTCGTGGTGTACACAGTGGATTCTAGCAGTTTTCGCAGTTCAATGCGGGTAGCGGCAGGGCGCCGCGTCGTCGTGCGCCCCGCACGTCCGGCACTCCCGGGCACCGGGATGGGCGTCGTACGGGAACACCCAGTCGTGGGCGGGATGCTCACCCAGGATGGTGCGGGCGAAGGCGAGAGCGGGGCCGAAGTGGTGCTCAACCAGCCGTGCCACCGCCTCCTCGCTGCGCGGCGGGTGATACCCGTTGGTGGACCGCCATGCGGCAACGTGAACCTCGATGTCACCGGCCGACCGTCGCAGCCACTCCACGAGAGGAGGGGCGACAGAGGGGGAAGTCAACTTCGCCCAAGCCGCGCCTGCCTCGCTCATGTCCGCGCCGCGCACCTCGCGGTCCCAGTACTCCGGAGAGCGAATCGCCTCCGCCCGCTGCTGGATCAGGGCCGCCGCTCTTTCCAGGAGAGCGGAAGGGGGCTCGGTCACGACGCCTCCTCGGTTTCGATTAGCATGTCTTCCCTGTCCATCTCGATCGCCTGTAGAGCCTGGATGGCGCGCTCACGCGTCTCCCTGCTCCGGGCCTTGATCCAGTCGGACACCGCCCACACCGCCTTGTCGGCGCGACGCCGGTTGTCCTGGGCCGCCCACGCGGCAGCGGCCCGGCCCGAGCCAGCTGGCACCACCCACCATGTCACCGCGTTCCGTCCGTATCCCTGCCACGCGGAGCAGGTGTCAATGGCGTAGTGCAGGTCGTCCCCGGGGACGACGGTGAACGAAGACGGGCCGACCCAGTAGACGTGACCGGCTCGCACATGGTGGTACTTCTCACCGTCGACCTCGCACCACACGACGACCTCGGCTCCGACGACTGGCCACTTCGGGCTGGTCACGACGCCTCCTTGACGGTCAGTCCACGCTCGGCGTACCGGGCGGTGAGCTTGTCGATGTTGGTCCGCATGACCACGTCCATGCCATACCTATGCCAGCCCGCATAACACTCAAGGGCCTGCCAAGTTTCATGCAAGGCTTGGGCGATTCTGTCATGCAAATCCCAAGGGAACTTGACAATACGATGCGACTTCTCCAGCAATCCCGCCACTGCTGCCGCATGGCGCACCAGCTCGCCAGCTGCCGCAAGGTCGTCAACCGCTGGCTCCCACTGGTCGCGAACCAGTTCGGCTGGCGGCACACCAACGACGTCCGCGAGTCGCGCGACGTTCCACGCCACGTCGCCCATCTCATGGAGCACGCCCAGGCCGTAGTCCCGATCAAGAAGACACCCCCACACCTCCCCCACCTCTGCCATGAGCCCGTGGACCAGAGCGTCGAGCATGGCCTCCGGGCGGTGGTTGTCGAAGCGTCGGGCCTCGCGCATGTAGGTCTCGATGTCCACGGGTCAGGACTCCTCGGTCGGGGTGCAGCAGGGGCAGGAGCCGCAGTGGCTCGCGTCGCCCTGGTCGGCTCGCCAGCAGTTCAGGCAGGTCTCCACGGATGCTCCTCGGGTTCGCGCGCGGGCGTGGGTGCGGCCGGCGGTCCAGTCGGTCACGGTGTAGCGGTCCTGGCTCATCCCGTGCGCCAGGTGATCCATCAGTTCGACGTCGACAGCAGCGGGGGTGAGGAGGGCGCACGGCTCCTCCCACCATTGGACCTCGTCTCCGGTGCGGCGGGCCGACAGCAGGTGCACCGCGGCAGCGGGCACGCCGGGGCAGACGGCACGGACCTCGTCGATGGTCCACACGTGCGCGTCCGGGTCGTAGCCCTCCCTCAACCCCATGGCCACCATCGATCCGGTGGTGCGGTACGTGGCGGTCCAGTGGCTGATAGCCGTGATCTCCCGAACGGCCCGATCGCAGTCCTCCGGGCTGGGTGTGCCGTGAGTGCGGGACGGGTCGCGGGCGAGGATGATCGAGTAAATCTCGTCCTCGGACCCGCTGGCGTAGGCGGTGAGGGGTGCGCTGTAGGAAGCCAGCTTCAGCATCTCCCGCACCGTGGACAGCGTGGTGGAGATTAACGGGGTGATTCTCACGGCCCAGGTGGTGTCCACGGCCGCGACATCGGTGTAGCGGATCACTCGCACTCCTCGTCTTCGGTGTAGGGCTCGGAGTCGATGACGGTGACCAGCTCGCGCACGCCGAAGTAGGTCTCGTGACCCGGCTCCCAGAACCGGAACGTGCCCGGGTCCACCACCACGCAGTCCCACACCCCGACCTCGGGCTGGAACTTCGTCACGTTCGCGGTGAACCAGCGACCTTCGTGCTCCCACCGCACGGTCTTGCCCACCAGGTCCATCGGAGTGCCGGAGGCCCCCGGCGTAGCCGGATCATGGTTGGTCACTGGTAGCACCTCCGGTCAGACTCTCGATCATGTCGGTGGCCGACACGAACGAATCGCACGGCCACGGGACCGCACAGTAGGAGCACCACGTGTAGGTCGGCGGGCCAATGTCGATCGGTTCGTGCAGACCGGCGATCCAACGCCACATCATCAGGGCCACTTCGATGGGAACGCGCTTCGCAAGTGTGAGCAACCGTCTTGGCTTGGTCGTCCCCCTACGTCGCGATGGAGCCGCATCGGAGGTCATGTCTTCCCCTTCCGGGAACAGAGGGAGAGGGTGGTCAGAAGGTCGTGCGGCCGTAGCGGTTGTTCCACCGGTACAGCTCGTTGTCGCCCGCGGTGGTCGGCAGCACCTCGAAGTCGTCGGAGAACTGGAGCAAGCCGGCCTCCCAGAGCGTGTTCGCCGCGCGGGCCATCTGCGGGTAGGTCGTGAAGTACACCTTGAAGTCCCACTCGCGGGCGCTGCCCTTCGGGGCAAGGCGGACCTTGCCGATGGACGCGGCGTGCAGGATGCGGTGGCGTACCTCGGTGCGCCGGGGCGGGGTGTCCACTTCTCTCCTCCTGGGGCTTGGTGCGGGATACGGGGGTCAGGACCGGCCGTGCTTCGAGCGCGCGACCTCGGCGGCCAGCTCGCGGACCACGGCCAGCGGCACGACGTCGGCATTCCGCCCGCGACGTGCCGATACCCGGCTGCTGGCCAGGCCCATCAGCACCTCGCGCACCACCTCCTCCGGTGATCCTGCCGCCATCGCGGACTTCGCGGTGGTGACGAGGCGGGCCGCCAACTCCTCGACGGTGGTCGGCTCGGGGATCTGCCTGATGCTCATGTCGGGCCCTTCTGGAGGTTGGTAGGGAGAGGGTGGTCAGGGGGTGTTCCGGGCCCCTCCGGGGCGGGCCTGCGGCGCTCCGGAGTCAGGCCCGCAGTGCGCGGGCGCGGTCCAGGTCGGCCCGGGTGTGCGCGGTGCCAGCGGAGTTGATGAGGTCGTACACCTCCGCCTCCTCTTCGACGCTGCCCAGCGTGGCTTCGGCAACCGGAATGACGGCGCGGTTGAGGAAGAACCGCTGGGTGACCACCGGCAGCATCTGGTAGGTCACGACGGCCGCGCCGTACACCCCGTCGAACCACTCGCCCGGCACCCACAGTCCGTCGTTCAGCCACAGGCCGACCGTGGTCAGGCGCTGCTTGCCGTCGATGCAAGCGAAGTAGGGCTCGCTCATCTTGAGCCTGCCCGTGCGCTGCTCCCATGCCCGGTTGTCGCCGCGGCGGTTCAGCACGATCGCCGCGATCGGGATGCCGATCAGGATGGACTTGATCAGGTTGGCGCGCTGCGCGTCGGTCCACACGTCGCCGCGCTGGTACGGCGGGGACAGGTCGAGGTCGCCGGAGTCGACGGAGTGCACGAGGTCGGACAGCGATCGGGCGGACGAACTGATGGAGTGATGCTTGAGCGGAGGCACTGATCATTCTCCTGTCAGTCGGGGAGCGGCACGAGCCGGCCGCAGTGGGACTCCACCTGCGCACGGGTGAGGGCGCCGTGGGCCATACGCGGCCCGGACATGCCGAAGATGACGAACTGGAACGCGTCGGGACCGGTCTGCACCCACGGGTCTCCCCGGCCGTCGTCGTCCAAGTGGACGGGGTAACCGAGGGAGCGGAGGGTGGCGTCGAGTTTGGACATGGCGGACACGGGTCAGCCCTCCTGGTCGGAGGTCTCGATGACCTCGGAGTCCAGGAAGTACTGGCCGCCGTCCTCGCTGGCCCACGGCGGCAGGCCGGCGTCGGCGCGGGACTGGTCGTAGGTGACGGGCAGGCAGGCGGTGGTGAAGGTCTCGGTGCCGGTGCGCACGGGGTTCTCCTCTGGCGGTGAGGCGGGAGGCGGGGCGGGCGGCGAAGTGGAGCCCGCCCCGCCGGGGATCAGGGGCGGTAGACGCCCCAGCAGCCGGTCTTGCCGCAGTAGGGGTCCCAACCAGACCAGCAGTCGCAGCACTGCGGGTCGCCGCTGGGGTCGAGCAGGGTGCTCGCGTCGGCGCGGGCGGCCTCGATCTGCTCCGGGGTGTCGGCGGGGCCGATGCCCACCGAGGGGTAGGGGTTGGGGTGGTTGGAGTCGTAGGCGGCGGTCCGGTAGGTGGTCCAGGTCCGGCGCCCGTCGGTGTTCCCGATGATGGACAGTTCGACAACGCGGGTGCCGCCGTTGATCTGGGCGGTGGCGACGATCTCGCGGGACAGGATCTGCACGGCGCCCTGCACGGACTCGGGCTTCGGGGGCTCGGCCGGGGCGGGGGTGGTGTCGATGTAGACGCCGATCCACCGGGAGTCGCCGCCGCGCATGACGCTCAGCTCGACGCGCTCGTCGGCGCGCATGTCCTCGGGCCAGGTGATGCCGGTGAGGGTGATGCCGGTCTGCCGCGCGGTGAAGGTGCCGAGGCTGCGGGAGCCGCCGAACGCGTCGATGAGGTCGACGCGGATCTTGGCGTCGGGGGCGAACTGCTCGCGGATGCGGGCGGGGACGGGGAGCTTGCCGTTGGTGAGGTGGGTTGCGGCGAGGCGGACGGTGGCGGTGATGTGCGAGTCCAACAGGGCGGCGGTCATGTCGTCTCCTCTGGTGCGGCAGGCTCGTCAGTCCCGGAATGCCAATCCGGGAGACGGGACCGGAGTCCCGTTTCGCCGTGAGGTTGATCAGGCGTAGACCTTGTCGAGCAGGTAGTTGCGGGTGCCGGGGATCGGCGCGAGGTAGACCGGCGAGACGCTGCCGATGCGCTCGCTCAGGTAGTGGTCCACCCACTCCAGCAGGACCTGGTCCCGGGCGTGCTCCAGGCGGACCGCCTTGGCGGCGCTCGTGAGCCGGTGCCCCCGCCACGCGGTGAACAGGAAGTCCACCAGCTCGTTGACCTGTTCCATGTCCAGGCTGTCCCGCTCCGCCTGGATCTCGTCGCGGGACTTCCACCGCTTGACCGGCTTGGCTGCGGGCTGCTCCTCGACGACCGGCGCGGGCTCGGGGGTGGCGACCGGCTGGGTGATCCGGACCTCGAAGAAGTTCATGCCGCCCCGGACCTCCACCGCCGGGAAGGTGGCGCGCAGGTCGTCCGCCACGACCGCGGCCTGGTCCTTGGTGACGGTCTCGACGTTGGTTACCCAGGTGTCTCCGTCCTGGCGGGTGCCGGTCTTGACCACCGCGTCCAGCAGGCCAGCGGAGCGGAGGGCACGGCGGACCGAGGTGGTGACGGTACGGGCGGTGGCTGCGGTCATGTCTTCCTCCGAAGGTGGCGGTCCTCGTGCCCCCCGCCAGGGGGGGTAGGCACGAGACTAGTAGTCCATTGTTCAGTTGGCAAGTGCCTACTAGTCTGGTGTCTATGTTGACCGATGTGCCGAAACACCTCATGGGCGCCCGCGAGATCGAAGACCGTCTCGGCGTCAGCCGACAGCGCGTCTACCAACTCACCCGTCGCCCCGACTGGCCCGAGCCCTACGACACCCTCGCCATGGGGGCGGTATGGCGAGTCGAGGACGTCGAGGCTTGGATCAAGGAGCACCGCCCCGACCTCGCGGGCGACCCCGCCCCCGAGTAGCCCTCCCGGTCAGGCGGCGAACGGGGATGCCCGGATGCCCGCAGTGATCTCCCGACGCTCGGCGGTCCACAGGTGCTCCAGCGGGCCGTCGAGAACCTGGACCCCGAGGGCGGCGAGCCACAGCGCGTCGTCCTCGTCCGAGCAGGCGGTGACGACCCCGGGGAAGTTGGCCTTCGCCGCTGCCCGCATCTCCTGCTTCGGCGCGCCGCCACGGCCGGTGGCGTAGCGCTTCAGCGTGCCCGGATGCACCTCGACCACCGACGAGCCCCGGCTGACCAGGGCCGACACCGTCAGGTACCACAGCGCGGCCCGCTCGTTCGTCGACCTGCTCACCGGGTTGGGCACCAGCTTCTCCACGACCACCAAGTGCGCCGGGTGCGCCCACTCCACGATGTCCGCTTTGAGCCGGTGCAGTGCCGTGCAGCGGTCCGCCGGGTCGGGCAGGGTCGTCACCCCCGCCTCCCCGCGGTGCCACGTCTCCGTCACCACCGTCCGGTCCCGACCCCAGGTGATGCGGGCCAGGCCGGAGGAGGTCAGGCTCAGGTCCAAGCCGACGACCGCGGTCACTCGCCGTCCTCGCTCGTCTCATGCCACTCGCGAAGTCGGCGGCCTTCCTCCATGATCTCGGCTCGAACGTCGGCCTCGAACTCGGTGAGAGACCTCCCGAGGTGGCCGCAGGTGGCCGTCACCATCTCCTGCCACCACTCGGCGGTCTGATCGAAGCCGCCACACAGCGCAGTGTTCGCCACCAATAGCCCCCACGGGTGGGCATTGGCCTGTAGGCACTTCCTGCCGTAGGCCACGCTCACGGGCATTCCGGGCACGCTGGCCACTCCAACGGAGGGCTCCTCGCCGCATACGTCGCAGTTGCTCACGCCTCTCCCCTTTCGATCCGGCCCGCCATGTCGTCCAGGTCCAGCGGGTCCGGCCAGTCCACGGGGGCGGAGGCCAGCTCGGCGGACAGGGCCCGCAGGACCGCGGCGGTCACAACCTGGGCGGTGGTCAGGTGCTGCTCGTGTGCCGTCTCCACCGCTCGGGTGGCGGCGTCCAGGAGGACGCGGGCAGTGGGGGTGTCAGCCACGGGTCGTCCCGACGGTGGGCATGTACGGGGCGGCGGCGTTCAGGGCCGCGAGGACCGCGGGGGCGCCACCCTCGCGCACCTCCTCGGCGGCGGCACGGGCTGCGCGGTGCGCCTCGGCGGGCACGTCGTCCTCGTGCACCTCGGGCCACGCGGCCTCCAAGACGGCGTCGATCTGCCGGTTCGGGTGGCGGAAAGCGAACATCGGCACGTGGCATGCCTCCACGGCGGCGGCAAGCTGGGCGGGGGTGATGGCGTCAGCCACGGTCTTCCTCCTCGTTGGCGATGCGGAGCAGTACGTCCGCGTGACACGGCTGGTCCAGTGGGCACCAGCACGCGAGGTCCCTGCCAAGCAGGTCACCGCGGGCGAGCCCAGCCTTCATCTGCACATGGGCCGCAATCAGTTCGCGATCCCAGAACAGCGGGGCAAGAGTGTCCAGCGCGATCCACGTGCGGAACGCGTCGACCACCTCGGTGGGCGAGTGCGGTTCGCGGATGGTAGGCCCGCAGAACGGCACGCCGATCCGGAACGGGTTGCCCCACCGCGAGGGGCGGCCGACGTACACCGCCCCCTCGGGCATCCGCCACCCGGCGGTCCGTCTGCGCTGGATGCGCTTGGGGGTGCTCATCGCTGCGCCTCCACCGCGATGGCCTGCACCATGCGGTCGTCGTTGGTGATGTACGCCAGCACGGCGGGCAGCTCGCAGTACAGCTTCAGCCGCTCACTCGCGGAGAGGTGCGGCAGCAGCTCGGCCATGTCGTCCTCGACGTCGCTGTTGCCGAACGGGCGCTTGGGGTCCATGGAGGGCGAGCCGAACTCGTCGCCGTTCCAGTCCCAGCAGGATCGGGCCAGCAGGGTCAGGTGGTCGATCGTGGGCTTGATCGGGCCGTTGCGCTCGACCTTGCGGGCGTAGTTCCAGCGAGCGTTGTAGTCGGTCAGATCCATGTCGTCAGGTCTCCTCGCTAGCGGCAGAGGGGGTTCGTGGCCCTACGGCGTTTTGTGACGGTGTTTTTGAGGGTGTCTGCGTTGCTTGCCTCAGCCACTCCTGCCACTCCGGGCGCAACCACCACGCCGGGCCCGGATCACATCGGGGGTTGGGGTGCCGGGTCCGCCCGAGACGGGGATCGAGCGGACACCGGCACTCCGTGCAGAGGATCACGGGCTAGAAGGGCGGCGGGGTGTCGAAGGCGGACGGTGCGCTGCCCCACGGGTCGGAGGCCGGGGCCGACTGCCCACCACCGTTGCGGTCAGCCTTGTTGACCTTCGCCGTGGCGAACCGCAGCGACGGCCCGACCTCGGACACCTCCAGCTCGAACACGGTGCGCTCGGGGCCGTCCTTCGGGGTGTACTTCCGCTGCTTGAGCTGGCCCACCACGATCACGCGGTTGCCGCGGGTCAGGGACTCCGCCACGTTCTCGGCGGCCTGGCGCCACAGGTTGCAGCGGACGAACGTGGCGTCACCGTCGATCCACTTGTTCGAGTCCCGGTCGAACTTGCGGTCGTTGCAGGCGACGGTGAACGACACCACCGCGTGCCCGCCCTGGGTGAAACGCAGCTCGGGATCGGCGGTCAGCGTGCCGGTCATGGTGACTTCGGGCAGTCCGGGCATGGGTCAGGCCCCTTCGGTGGTGGTGTCGGGGTTGGGGGAGGTCTCGCGGACGAGCTGGTCCAGTTCGGCCAGCGCGCGGCTTGCCGCCTCTGCTCGCCGCTGGGTGTTCCGGGCCTTGCGGGTCAGCCGGCGCAGCGATGCGGGCATCTGGCCTGCGTTCGCCAACTGGGGCAGGCGGGCGAACACCTCGCGGGCTGCGGCCATCGCGGAGGCGCGCACCTCCTCCGACGACCCTGCCCCGACGGGGAGGGACTTCACGTCCGGGGCGTTGCCGACGGAGCGGAGCTTCCTGGCGCCGACGACGATGTCCGCGGGGGAGATCGGCTCGCGCCTGTCCAGGTACCGCTCGGACGTGTAGTAGCCGATCACCACCCGGTAGGCATCCTCGTAGGGCACGTCGGCCAGAGCGTCGGCCCAGATGCCCCGGAGGAATCCTCGCGGGTCGGGTTGCGGCATCCGGGAGTCGAAGCCGATGGCGACGGCGAGGATGCGTCCGGCCTCTGCGGGGTTCATGCGCTGCGTCCTCCTTCGATGACCAGGAACTGTTCGGCGGGGGAGTCGGGTGGTGCCTGGCCGTACTGGGCGAGGAACGGATCGTTCGGGTCGAGGGCAGAGAGGACCTTGTCCATCCGCCGGGAGCCGGTGCCCGTCTGCGGCTGGTTGTACACGCGAGGGCCGACAGGTTCGGGGTCGTCGTCCCAGCGGCCCTGGTTCAGCCACGTCGCCGGATGGGGGGTGAACTTCGGGTCCTGCCCTGCCCGCTCTCCGGCGTAGCGGCCGGCGGCCTGGACGAGCATCTCCGGATCGGTTCCGTCCTTGAGGGCTTTGGCCCACGCCTTCTCCGCTGCCTTGCGTCCGGCCTTGCGGGGGTAGGCGGCGTAGAAGCGGGCGAACATCTCCGCCGCGGAGCGGTGCGCGGTGTTGTTGTACTGCTCCCCTGCTCCCCTGCTCCCCTGCTCCCCTGCTCCGGGCACTGAGTCCCTCAACGGGGTCTCAGTGAGCGACTCAGTGAGTTCCTCAGTGAGTGGCTCACTGAGTGTTTCGTGCAAAGGGCAAGGTGGGAGGCGTGACGGAGTCGGCCGGTTGGGTCGCTGATGCTCGCCCCAGTTCACGCAGTGGAGGTAGCGACGACCGTCCACTTCGTAGCGGCAGATCGGTCCTTGCGTTCCACGCAGTGCAACCCGCATCTGTTCGAGCCAGTTGTCGACGTGAGTCGAGGTGATTTTCTCGTCGTGCGGGAAGCAGTCACCGGCGATCTGCTTGGGCGCGTCGAGGCCCCTGCCCTTGTCGTCCAGGTACCCCCAGAGCAGCACGAAGAAGTAGCGCATCTCGATGGGCCAGGAGGCCACGAGGTCGGAGGTCCGCAACTCCGGCTTGATGGAGCGGATGCGGGCCATCAGGCAGCCTCCTCGTAGTAGTCGTTCGCCGGCAGCTCCAGTCGGGACCGGATGCGGGCGGTGGTGTAGTCGGTCATGCGGGTGTGCTCTGCGATCTGACGGTCCGACCAGCCCGCGGCCACGAGATGCCAGACGAGGTCCTCGCGGTCGCGGGAGTGGAGCATCTCGGCCGGGAGCCGGCCGTCCCAGCAGGCGAGCCACAGCCAGCGGCGTGACCGCGGCACGGGCGGCAGCGACGACGGCGCCGCCCTGTGCACGGTGTCCATGCTCGCCTCCTTGCTTGGTGGTGATGGGTGGGGCAGGGTCACGCCGCGAGTCCCCAGGTCAGCTGGTCCGGATGGGGCTCGCACTCCGTCCAGCCGGTTTCCCCCGGCATGGACCAGTGGTCCCGGAACCGCAGAACCGGCCAGTTCTCGGGGGTGATGAGCGGGCTCGACGGCACCAGGAAGCCCTCTCGGGTGGCGCGCTTGCGAGCCTGGTTCTCGATGTCGTCGTGGCACATGTCCGGCGTCGTGGCGGAGCCGCACACGGTCACGAGGTTGCACATGGTGTTCGTGCCGCCCCGGCCGCGGGGCAGTCGGTGCTGGAGCGAGTGGGGGCCGGTGATGTCCCTGCCGCACATCTGGCACGTGAAGTCGTCGCGCCTGAGGACGGCGTCCCGCATGGCCTTGGTCGGCCCTGTGTCGCGCGCGGACTTCTTGGGCGCCGCCTTCGCCTTCCCCTCTCGTCCGTTCCCTGCGGAGCGGAGAGGGGAGGTGCGAGCCAAGCCTTTGCCGGGGTTGAGCGGGGTCTTGCGCTTGAGGGGATCGCCGGACTTCACGGCGTTTCCTCGGGCATCACGACCCCGATGACCTTCATGTGGGGGTACTGGTTGGCGAGGTCGTCCATCGGGTTGTGCCTGCCCCACGACAGCGGGCAGGACCGGATCTCGTGGTACTCGCCGTACTGGTCCGCGACCGACGCCACCCACGTGATGCACTCCGCTTCACCGTTCAACCTGACCGGGTCGGCAACCTCGCGCAGCCACGGGTGCTGCTCCAGCAGGTCCGGCGTCACCGCGTCGCAGGCGAGCGGGAGCTGGTGGGTCATCAGCTCGTCGCCGGTCATGTGGTTGAGGATGTTGTAGACGCCGCCGATGTGGTCGCGGGACACGAGGTATCCCGACGAGATGCTGAGCAGGTCTCCGATGTGGAAGGTCTTGGTGCTCACGAGGTCTCCTCGGTGCTGTCGTTGTCCTCGTACCGGACGGTCGGGATACCGGTGCCCTCTGCGAGATCGGCCGTGCCGGCGGGACGCGGGCCCTCCCACTGTCCTTCGCCCATCGTGTCGCTCGTGTCGGTGGTGTCGTAGTAGTGGCGCAGCGCGGCCACCTGCTCGGGCGCCAGGCTCACACCGACCCCCCGGGCGTGGAGTACATGGCCCGCACCGAGGCGCCCACCGACTGCCACGCCCGCAGCTCCTCCGACAGGGCGCGAGCGGTACGCTCCGCGTGTCGGAACGCCACTTCCTGCACGTCCACGTCCGCACGCTCCTGCTCGGTGACGATCTCCGCGGCGTACTTCTTCTCGTGCGCCGGGCCCGGGTGCGCCATGTAGGCGCGGGCGAACGCGAGGTCGTAGGCGTGCCGGGCCTTGCGCGCGGAGGCTTCGGCGTTGGACACCACCGTCACGCCACGGGAGATGCTGTTCGCCAAGGTGCGGATGGCCTGCTCCACCTGCACCGGGTTGAGGACGTCGCCGCTCACGCAGTACCCCGCTGGAGGTAGTTCAGGTACTCCGCCAGCGTCGCCGGGCCCGCGGCGCGGATGTCGAGCTTCTGCTCGCCGGACCACTGGGTGAACTCGGCGGCGATCTGGTCCACCTTCATGCCCTTGGCCGTGCCGATCAGGTTGATCTGGCCGCGCAGTTCCGTCCGGCGCTCCTCCACCGTCTGCGCGGGACGCTCCACCTCGCGGACCGGCACGTCGTCGTCCGCCTCGGGCGTCTCCTTGCGCCACAGGTCCAGCGCCACGCCGAACCGCATCGCAGCGTTGCGGATGGCGTCACCGATGGACTCCTTGATGGCGTTGCCGCCCCGCTTGCCGTCGGCGTGGCCGTAGCCGGGGCGGGTGATGCCGGCGATGGTGAGGCGGATCCAGAGGCCGCCGTGCTCATCGAGTGCGGGCAGGCCGAAGGAATCGAAGGCCATCGGCTCCCAATTCCATTCCGGGTCCACGTCTAGCAGGCGATCAGTGACGTCGGCGTGGCCAACGAAGTTCACGTGGAGGTGTGCGGTCGTGATGACCGCCTTGCAGATCCGGCACTTTTCGCGCTGGTGATCGGAACATTGCTTGTTCCGGTCGCCACACGGGTTGCACCAGACCTTGGGCAGCTTGCCGATCTTCGACTTGGGGAACGGCTTCCGCAGCGCCGCTTGCACGTTCTCGTTCACGCTTCGTCCTTCACGTTCGGGAGGGCACGCGCCACGCCGTCGAGGCCGATGCGGTCCGCTCGGATCAGGGCCGCCACCGCGTCGAGGGCGCCGGGGGCGGACTTGCACGACACCACCGGGTCCGAGGTCTCCACCGCGATGCCGGGTACGTCGGCTTCGCCCATCGGACCCACGGGTGCGCCGACCGCGGCGGACCGTTCGCGGATCTGCTGGACGATGCGGGGATCCACGCGCTGCTTGCGGTGCAGCCACTCGGGTCGGTGCTCGAACACCAGGGCTGTGATCTGGTCGGTGGTGGCGTTGACCTCGTACGAGTCGGTGACGAGGTCGGGGTAGTTCTCGCTCAGCCATGCGGTGAGCGCGGTCATGTCGCTGACCCGGGCGACGGGCTTGGGGTCCGTCATGGACACCGAGCCGATCTTCGAGTCGTCCAGCGGGGAGCGGGCGGTCAGTCGGTCACCGCGGCGCATCGCCTCCGCGATCTCCTCGCGGGCCTGGTCGTAGGCCGCGGTGGCGTAGTCCTTGATGGCCTTGAGCGCGCCCACCTTGAGGGCCAGGTCTTCAGTGCTCACACCGACACCTCCTTGTTCTTGATCGCATCCCCCGGGAGCAAACGACTACCGCTGCAAACCTCCCCGGTCTGCCGGTCCTTGTGGGTGGTGATGTAGCCGGAGTGCAGGCCGATCCGCCGGCCACACCGGCACGGTGCCAACGTGGCGCCCCTGGCGAGCTGGCGCATCTCGTGGGTGTAGTCGTTGCAGGTTCGACACGTACCGTCGCTGGCCACATTGGACGGAACCAGCGGGTGACCATCCCGGCAGTCCCCTTCGCGGTGAGGGCGGATGTCTCGACCGTCACGCTCACGCTCGGACAGCCCGGCCCACACGCCGATCATCCCGTTCTCACGCGCCCACGAGTCGCAGTCGCGGCGCACAGGGCAGATCGCGCACACCCGGCGGCCCTCCTCGGTGTCGCCGTCGAACCACAACTCCGGATCGTCGCCGGCGCAGAGCGCCCGCCGCATCCAGCGCGGATTCGGGTCGTGCAGGGTCAGCGTCACCTGCCGAAACTTGGGGGTCACGCCGCCCTCCGCTCCTGCTCGACGGGACGCTGCGCGGGCTTGGTGCGGCACGGCCACGCCATCCACATCGACTCGTGCTCGGTCAACCCCAGCAGCGGGTAGTGACGGGAGGCGGGACGCTGGCACACGGGACAGGGCAGCCCGTGGAGCGCGAAGGAGTTGGGGTCGGTCTTGGCGGTCTTGGCGCGGGCCATCAGTTCGCCCCCCTCTCGGGATCGTTGGCGGTCTTGGACGGAGCGCCGGAGGCCTCGCCGCGCAGCGGCCCAGAGCGACGGGTGGTGTCGGCACGATGCCCGTCGGCCCAGTCGTTGACCGCGTTCGGCCGACCAACCCACCGGCTGCCGCAGGTGTGGCAGAACGCCTGGGCGTCGTCCGTGTCGTGCACGGTCACGTCCACCTCGTGCGCGGTCCATGCCGGGGGTGCGGGTGTCTCCGCCGGGGCCTGCGACACGGCAGGGGCAGGGACGGAGCCGTTGGAGGGCTCAGCGGTCACGGGAGTCTCCCCGATTCAGCAGGGCGGCCCGTTGGAGCGAGTCCACGATGCTCGGCACCAGGTCGACCCAGAACTCTTCCAGGTGGGCACTCGCGTTGCGGACACCCTGGCGTTCCTCCTCCGTGGAGGATGTGGCATCGGCATAGCCGAGGCTGACTTTCAGCCAGGTCCGGATCAGATCCTCGATGAGGCGGTTCGCCAGCGGGTCGTTGGGCGCGATTTTGGCTTGTGGCCTGTGGGGGCTCATGGGTTGGTGTTCCTCTCAAGAGACGGGCCGTCGGCGGGAGGCAGCAGCGTTTGGTTTCAGGGATCGGTGTCCCGTTTCCGTCAGGTGGACAGATTCGGGACAGATTCGGGACATCCGGTGTCCGAACCTGGCGGTCGCGCCACACTGGTCTCGTGATCCACGACGACACCGACCGCATCCCCTTCGAGATCATCGAGAACTGGGCTCGGGTGACCTTCGGGTTCGACTTCGACCCGCTGGGCCCCCCTCCTCCTGTCGAGACCGCCACTGAGGACTGACGACGACGTGACCCGGTGCCCGTCCGATGTGGCGGGTGCCGGCTCGGCGGGCACCTGGCGGATGTGGGAGCAGTGCTCGACCTCGGGCCGGTCGTGCCCCTCCTCGTCCACGTACTCGTCGCACTCGCGCTCGAAGTAGGGCTCGGGGCCCTCGAACTCGGTGGCGGGTTCCGGGCCCGAGACGGGAGCGGACGGCCACGAGCGGACCCTGTCCATGACGATCTGGACCACGGCCTGCTGCTGCTCCGAGGTCAGCGGCCACCCGGCCTGCTGGAGACGCCGGACGATCGCGCTCGTGATCTGGTACGAGGCGTCGTCGGGTGTGGCTGGTGCGGTGCGGGACACCCCGGCACGCAGACGGGTGATCTCCTCGCACGCCTGCGGTACCAGCGCCTCCAGCCACGGCCGGGTGCCGCGCTCGTCCCACGCGTCCAGCGCGGTGGCGAGCTGGTCCCGGTAGGCGTTCTCCCGGGCGACGACGCGGTTCTTGTAGGCCACCCACGTGGCGTTGATCTCGTCGCGGTCGGCGTGTCGCCGCTCGGACTCCTCCAGGTCGGCGCGAAGCCGCTCCTCACGCTCGGCGGCAGTAGCCAGCAGCGGGGCGACCACCGACAGCAGCGCGTCCGTCAGGCCGTCCACGTTGTTCGTGCACAGGTGGCAGGCGTACGAGTAGTCGTGGTTGGCGTGCAGGTGCGACTCGTCCACGGCCGCGTCGTCGTTGGGGTCGCGGCTGGTGGTCAGTGCGCGGGCGATCTGGTCACGGAGGGCGGTCGTGTCCACCGGCCCGGACGGCGACGGGGAAGAGGCGGTCACCGGGCCATCCCCGTCAGCCGGCCAGCGCGGTTCTTCTCGACGGCGCGGCGGCACAGGTCATGGAGCTTCCGCAGTTGCGTCTCGCCCAGCCGTTCGACGGGCTGCGGGAAGATCCGGGCGGCCAGGTTGCGCTGAGTCTCGGTGCACTCGTCCAACAGCGCGGTCACCGCACCACGCAGCGTGCCCAGCACAAGGGCGTCGGTCGTGGGAATCGGTGCCGGTGTGGTCTGGTCGGTCATCGGGGGTCTCCTCACGCCGCGGCGGTGGACAGGTGGGCGAGCAGGGTGCCGTCTCCCGGGGGTGCGACGCGCGGGGTCACGCGGACCTCCTGATGTGCGAGTCCTTCTCGTCGCGGGTCTTCCACAGGTCGGCGTGCGCGGTGCACAGCTCGATCGCCCCGCCTCGCGGGTGGGTGCGCCGGTGCTTCGCCTGCCGCCGCGGCCCGAAGGCGCCGCCGGTCTCGTGCTGCATGTAGGCGCACTCCTGGCACGGGCGGACGCCCTTGACCTTGATGGCCGTCCACTTCGCCGCCTCTTCGACGGCCAGGCGGTTCGCCGCCACGGACAGTGCCCGGCTCAGCTCCACCTTCTGCTCGGCGGGCTTCTCGAACATCGGTACGTTTCTCATCGCTGGTCTCCCGTGGCGTCCCCGGACAGCACCTCGGGCCCCTGACACCGTGTGGACTCGCTCTCGGCCCAGCCCTGGGCGAGAGGACCCCACAGGCCGGTGGTGCACCGTCCCCTGTGTCCGGCCTGGTCCGTGCAGCCCAGCGTCTTGGTGCACCGGACCAGGCACAGACCCGAGCCGGATTCGAGGTGACCTGCCCGGCGGTCGCACCGTGCCTGTCGGGGCGCTGGCGTGTCCTGGGAGGACACGGCCGACACGCCCAGCCTGTCCGCGATGTCCCGCACGGTCGGGCACGGGTAGCCGAGGTAGTCCTCGTCCGAGCCGAGGCAGGCATCGCAGTACTGCGGGCCGTTCGGCTTGTCCCCGTCGATCGGATGGGGCTTGTGCCGGTCGAACACGGCGATCAGGGCGGCGTGGAGCCCGAACCAGTTGGCGTTGCCAGCGGCGTCGCGGATGGCGCGGTCGAGGTCGCTCACACCGTGCCCCCGTCCGCGATGTAGTCGAGCAGCGAGAGACGGGCCTTCTCCTGCTCGGTGTGCTCGGTGACCTCGGAGTCGAGGAAGTACTGGCCGCCGTCCTCGTTGACCCACGGGGGCAGGCCCTGGGCGGCGCGGTCGGGGTCGTACGTGACGCGCTGGTGCTCGCCCGTGAAGTTTTCGAAGCCGGTGCGGTCGCTCACCGCCCACCTCGCAGGGCACCCGTGGCGATCGCCTCGTTGACCTGGTCCAACCTCACGCGCGTCTTCCGGACCTGCTCCAGCAGGTGCTCCCACACGGTGTCGAGGGGCCGGTCGGGCATGGGGTCGCCGGGGTAGACCGCGGCCAGCAGGTCGCGGACCATGCTGTCCCGTTCGGCGCGGGCGTCGCTGCGTTCCTGGCGGAGCCGGTTCGCGGTCTCGCCCAGCTGGTCCGCGCGCAGCCGCTCGGCCTCCACCTCGGCGCGCAGTGCGGCGGTGTCGGTGTCCGGGGGGGCGGCGTGGAGCAGGCCGGCGTCGTGCATGGCGTTGACCACGCGCACCAGTTCCCGTCCGAGGCGAGACGCGGGGCCGGTCTTGACGGTCTCCAGCGCAAACGTGATCGCGGTGCTGCGCGCGTCGCCGTTCGTGGCTGTCCGAGAGGCGAGCAGCGGGACAGCGGCGGCCAGGAGGCGGCGGGCGTCGTACGGCATCTCCCAGCCCTCGGCCAGGTAGTCGCAAATCTCCCGGGCCAGTCCGGCGGTGTCGATGATGGGGTCCACGGTCACTGCTCCTCGGCGGTGTCGGCAATGTGGCGGGCGTGGGCTTTCTCCAGCGCGGCAAACTCCTCGCCACCGGCGGGCGCGATGTAGACGCCGCCGCAGGAGCAGTCGGCCAGCAGCAGCCCGGACGGGTACGGCTCGCCCAGCAGGTCAGTCGGTGTCGCGGACTCGCGGACGTGCGGCTGGATCACGGCGGTCATCGGATCCTCCGGGAAATCTCGTCGGGGGTGACGATGTAGGTCTCGGGGATGCGGGTCGCGGTGCCGACCACCAGCACGGTGTCGTGCACCTCGTCCACGATCGCCGGGCAGGCCTCCCCGTCGGCGCGTCGGCAGTAGCACCGGTCGCCCACGGCCCACGTCTCGGTCACGACGCACGCCCCAACCTGTGACCCGGGGCCACGATGTAGGTGTTCCCGCCGGGCAGGGTGTCCCGGTACCAGCCCCGGTCCTCCGCGATCGCACGGGCCTGGGAGCGGGTCTCGACCCCGTCCACGATCGTGGTCTCACCACACGCCGGGGTGCAGTCGCAGACGATGGTGACGAAGGCGCTCATGACGCCACCGCCTCGGGCTGCCGAGCGGCGTCGTACCGGTTGATGCCCCACACGATCGCCTGACAGGCCCACAGGTACCACCAGTGGTAGTCCCGGAAGTCCCACTCCCACGTGTCGCGGAAGCAGAAGCCTTTGTGCTCGAACGAATCGAGCGCGTCGCGGGCGTTCTGTTCGAACGAGTGGTCCACCCACTCGAAGTGCTCCAGCAGGGCCTTGCTGGTACCCGGCGGCACCGAGCCGTCCCGGATGTCCTCGACGAAGCGCTCCTTGACCTCCCGCACGAACAGGTCCTCGCTGTACCGCATGACCGAGTCACGCCCGCCGTCGGTGAGCTCCTCCGCCCAGTAGCTGTAGTTCGGCGCACCCTTCCACGCCGACCCACGAAAGAACGCGAACATGTCCTCGGTGCGGCGGAACACGAAGGACTGCCCGGCGCCCTGGAAGATCAGCGCGCCGGGCACGGTGATCAGGTCGAACCAGTAGTTCCACGAGTGCTTGGGGTTGCGGAACTTCAGGTGCCGGTACAGGCCGTCGTCGTGGGCGACGGTCATCACGTGGTCGGCGGTGTCGCGCTTGAAGCGCTCCGCCATCTCGGGATAGTCGCTCACGCGGCACTCCCCTTCGGGTAGTCGGTGTCCCACTGCTCCAGCAGCTCCTCGCCGGAGGTGGTGGTGTAGGCGGAGTCGCCGCACGAGTTGCGGGTGCACTCCCAGCTCACGAGGCAGTGGCGGTGCAGGTAGTCCAGGTCGCACTGGGCCTGGAAGGTCATGTGCCCGCCCTCGGTCCAGGACCATCCGGTAGGCCAGGCCCCGCAGTCACCGGAGTGGTGGACGACCCTGCCGTTGGCCACGGCGTCGAGCAGGTTGTGCAGCTCGGGGGTGCGGAGGTGCAGCATCAGGCGGCCTTTCGCGTCTGGACCCACACGCGATTGAGGTTGCACCAGTCGTAGAACTGGTCCCGCCACTCGTCGAACTCGTCCACGTGGTCGGAGTTCGCCATCTCCCCCACGAAGTCCACGAGCCAACCGTCGGTCTTGTCGTAGAACGGGGAGGTGCGGATGCGCTTCACGATCTCGTCGCGGCGGGCGTCGAACGACATGTTCTCGTTGTGGAACACGTCATCCAGGCGCAGCGTGTAGTCCCAGTGCGACATCACGCCACCCCCGCCAAGTCGCCGGTGAAGGTGTCGGCGTAGTGCCGCGGCGCGGTATCCCGGTCCGGGATGCGCCCGGTGATGCGGTAGACCATGGTCATCACGTAGTCGAGCGGGGCGTGGTCCTCGGCGCGGTGCTCGGGGGCCCGGTGCCTGGCGGTGATGCGGACCGACTCGGACATCACGCCTCCCCGAGCAGCGCGCGGGCGCGGTCGATGATCGCGGAGAGCCGCACGACCTGGCGGTCCCGGACGCCCTGCTCGTCGGTCGGGTCGTCCATGCGAACCAGCCAGCGGAGGAAGTCCTCCGTCGTCGGCTTGGGTTCCGGAGCGCCGCTGAGGTCTTCCAGCAAAGCCGCGATGGCAGCCTCGTGGTCCTTGATGTCGCCCAACATCACGAGGTCGTGGTAGTTGTCCACTGTGCCGTCGGAGTTGGCCGGGAACACGGCGGTCTCGCAGGTCTTGTAGCCGGCCGCGACCGATGGCAGGTCCACGGCGCTCACCACGTAGTGCTTCGCATTGATCTCGACGTGCCACACGACGCCATGCCATGTACCAGGCAGGTCGTACGAGTGGACAATGACGTCGTCCCGGGTGAGTTGGGTACGCTTCGTATCAGCCATGAGGAGGTCACATCTCCTTGAGGTCAGTGGTCTCTCGCGTCTGTCCGGGCGCGGGAGACCGCGAAAGTTGTCTTCGTCGGGCCGGTTTCCCCGCCCGGGAAACACGGCGCTCGGGGAAAGTCAGTCGTTGGCGAGGGACTGCTCGCGGTCCCACTGCTCGTCTGCCAGCTCGTCCGGGGCGACGGCTTCGGCGTAGGCGGCAGCCAGTTCGTCGGGGCTCACTTGCCACCCCCGCGCTTGCGGGCTTCCTCGCGGAGCACCTCCGCGATCTCCCGCTCCAGGCGCTGCATGTCCTTGCCGGACACCCGCTTGGAGCCGAACAGGCGCTTGATGAGGCCCATCACGACACCCACTTCAGGTTCTCGGAGGCCACCGCCAGCAGGAACGCCAGCCGCTCCGAGGGGTCGGTGTCCGTGGTGGACAGCTCGTCGATGAACGCGTCTTCCTGGCTGACCTCCACCGGCGAAGGACGGAGGTACGAGAGGACGCGGCGGATGGGGTTCACGCGACACCTCCGGGGATGGCGACCAGACGAGGACCGTCACCCAGCAGCCCGGCCCGCGTGAGCGAGCGGCGCAGGAACTCCACCCCGATGGTCGTGACGTACGTGGTGTTGAAGGCGCGGGGCTCGCCGCGCACCTCAACCGGGCGAGCCTTCACCTCGAAGTAGCCGGCGGTCACGTGCTCCGCGTACGGCTCGTTGCGGCGGGCCGGGTGAGACATCAGGATCTTGCGGTCGTAGCAGTGCTGACGGAGTACCGACTCCTTCACCCCGAGGGTCTTGGCGACCTCGCGGATGAGGAACACCTCGGAGGCGTCCATGTAGAGGTCCACTGCGGCGGCCTTGGGCTCCAACTCCGCCACGCGCTTCTCGGCGGCGACGAGCTGCCGGGCGGTCGCGGCGAACTGCTCCGCCATCGCGAGAACACCGGTCGGGGTGGAGATGTCCGGGAGGGACGTCCGGACCTCCGCCTCACGGGTCTTCACGGCGAAGTAGGTCTGGGCGGCGGCGATCTCCGGCTTGCGGGGGTCGCCGTTCATGGCGACCAGGTAGCAGCCGTAGCGCGTCATGCGGCAGTTCTGGCGGGGGCGACCACCGGTGTCTTCTTCCCGGAGCCGGGAAAAAGCCTGGGTGTCGCCCGCGTTGGCGGCTACAGCTTGGGCGCGGTGGATCGCATCCACGAACCGCTCCCACTTCTCGTACCCGAGGAGCGGCATCAACTCGCGGCCCGTCCAGTGCTCGCCGTTCTCGTCGACCCGGCGGATCGCGTCGAACGGGGACTGGCCGAACAGGGTCACGTCAGTCACGGGGTGTCACCTCCTATTCATGCGGTGCGGCGCTGGCGGCGGGGCGTGCGCGCCTGGAGCTGGGGGGCGTCGGGGTTCGCGAGAACCGTCCGGCGGCGGGGGGTCGTGGTCTCGGCCCGAACGACCTCGGGTGCCTGCTCGTGCTTCGCGACGATCTGGGCGAAGTGGACGGAGGTGAACCGCCACGCACCGGCGATCTTCACGGAGGGGATGCGGCGGTGGCGGGCCTCGTTCTTCACCCACCACTCGCTGACGCCCAGGGCGGTGGCGAGTTCGGCCGGCAGGTAGAGGCGGGGCAGGTTGGCGGCGGGGTCAGGCTGCGGCGTCATGGGGCACCGGCCGGGTCTCAATGGCGGCGACGTCGATGCCCAAGACCAGGGCGATGGCATTGCGGAGGGCATCGCTGGCATCTCTGCGACCGGTCTCGATGTTGCAGAGGTGCGACGGCTTGGCGGTTGCGGCGCCGAGCTTGTCGAGCCGTGCGGCGAGCTGGTTGAGCTTCAGGCCGCGGGCCGTGCGGATCGCCCGGAGGGCTTTCCCGTTGGTCTTCTTGGCGGCTGGCATGTTGCAACCGTACGCAAAGTTCTTTCCTCGAACAACCCTCGAACAGCAAGTTTGCTGTCAACTAGTGGTCGTGTTGGTGACAAGTAGTAACCGGTCGTGTACACCGATTGTCGTAACCTGCGGAAACTGTGGTCCCCGACACTGTGCTGTGACCGAACGTGTGCCAAAATTTGCTCCATGTCAGCAAACTCCAGCAAAGATCTTGGCTCCTGGATGGAGGACCGGGTCCGAGAGCTCGGCTTGCAGTGGCAAGACGTTGCAGACTTCAGTGGCATCACGCGCCAAGGACTAGGCCTCATCCGCAGTGGCGCGACGAGCCGCCCCAACCGCGCCACCAAGTCAGCTCTAGAGGAAGCCCTCCGGTGGATGCCGGGGAGCATCGACTCCATCCGCGCCGGAGGGCGTCCCGCCAACATGCCCGAGCCGCAGCCTGTCGAGGGGGCTGACGTCGAGGACAAGGAGGGGGCAGACGCGGAGGAGGGTGACCCGTTCGCGGAAGTCGCCGCCGCGGTGGCACGGCTGCGCGCCCGGCACGGAGACCAGGTCGCACGGGTCTACATGGACGGACTGTTCGCTCAACCGGCGCAGCAGCAGCCGGACCCTAGGTTGCGTACGGATGACGGGAGGGTTGCCAGTTAGTCCGTTCGGATGATCCCTTCTGCGTCACCTGGAATCCGCAGATAGGCGGTCATTACACTCCGTCACGCGGGGCGTGGACGGAGAGGGCGGACAGTGACGTCGAGCCACCAGAAGCAGCCGGGAGTCAACAAGGGCAGTCCGATGGCGTCATGGCGCCGGGTTGGCAGGACGTGGACGCGCGGTCAGTGGCTGACGCTCGCCATCGGGACCGTCGCCTCCGGGGCCCTCTGGGTCTCCACGAAGAAAGCCCACGACACGGGCGAGGACTACATCAGCAACCTCGCGTGGACCGGGGCCGCGGCTGCCACGCTGGGCACCGTCATACTCGCGGGAATCTTCCTGGTGATTCGCGTCGTGCGCATGCTTTACCAGCGTCAGGAAGAGCTGGCTGGAGCGATCATCAAGCAAAACGAGCAGGACGCGAAGGACGCGGAGCACCGCCACGCCGTGTTCGCCGCCGGGATGCTGGCTGAGCAGCGACGGCTCGCGGCGGAGATGATCGACAGGCAGCGGAAGGTTCTCGACGGCATGGTCGAGACATGGAATAACCACGGTAAGCGGCTGGACGAGGTGTACCGCAAGGTCAGCGACTCCACCGAGGATCAGCGCGACCTGCTGCGGAACATGGGCGAACTGGGCCGACTTGTAAGCGAGCGCGAGAACGCCGCCGAAGACCGATACGCAAAGTTCACAGCCAACGGTGCCGACCTGCGCAAGGCCATGGATGCACTGGCGAAGAAGCTACCCGAGCCGAGCCCGAAGGTGCGCGAGCTGAAGCGCCGAACAGACGAAGAGTAGGCGGGTAACTCCCCGCCGACGACATGACGGAGGATCGGTGGGGTACGCCGAGAAACGCGGCGGCAAGGACGGGGCATACTACCGGGGCCGGTACAAGATCGGCCCCGGTAACTACGGCACGGTCACCGATGAGCACGGCGGGACAATCAGGTTCCGAACCAAGCGGGAAGCCGAGAAGGCCGCGAACGACAAAGAGGCCGAGGTCCGCAACGGCAAACGACCTGTCGTAGTCAACGTCAAAGTTCGATTCGATGCCTTTGCCTCTCAATGGTATGCCGCTCAACATCTGGCGGAATCCACCATGGAGGGCTATCGGCTTGCCATCGAGGCGCACTTGCTGCCCCACTTTGGGGAGATGGACCTTGACGCCATCGCAGAGTCTGACGTGGCCGCCTGGGAGGCGAAAGAGCGGCGAGCCGACTACGCGGACAGCAGCGTCCGACAGTGGCGCAAGATCTTGCACCTTATGCTCCAAGACGCCACGGAACCGCCGTACAACTTGATCGAACGCAATCCCGCCGCGAAACGTCGGGGCCGGGGCAAGGTTGCAGGAAGGTCCGCCGCGCGCAGTCCGGAGAAGACCATCACGGATCCGCTCGGGGCGCTGCTGCTGGCAGAACGGGCGGCACTGCTCACCGGTCGGGACGACGAGTTCGCGCTGCTGGTCGCGACCTACTACACGGGGACGCGCTGGGGAGAACTCGTAGGCCTGGAGACCCGGTATGTCCGACCGCGCTCGGTACGCGTGGAGTGGCAGCTGTACGAACTTTCCACCGGGGTGATGACCCGTGTGCCTCCGAAGGACGACTCCTACCGCACCATCGACACCCCCGCTTTCCTGGACCGGCTGCTCTCCGACCACGTCGCCCGCGTCCGCCCCGAAACATGCGACTGCCACGGCCACGTCTATGCGTTCCGCGGTGCCCACGCCGCACGACAGACCACCCGTCGTTCGGGGGCGACGCTCGCAGACGTGGCGCGCCTGGCCGGGGTGTCGACCGGCACGGTGTCCAACGTGCTCAACCACCCGGAGAAGGTCGCTCCGGAGAAGCGCGAGCGGGTGGAGGTCGCGGTGTCCGAGTCGGGATTCGTACGTGGCGTCGCGAAGAGCGAGACCGCCCCGCACTGGCGTCGGTCCGGGTTCGCGACGTGGGTGTTCCAGCCTGCCGCGACCGGGCTGTACCCGGCGAAGGCGCCGCACCCGGAGCGTCCGGTGCCGGTGGTGGGAGAACCGTGGCCCGGCGTGCCGGTGCGGGGCAAGGGCGCGCACGGCAAGGCCGATGCCTGCTGGGTGCCGCTCGCGCCGGGCCTGACCCCACACGGTCTGCGCCACTCGCACAAGACGCTGATGCTGGAGCTGGGCACGCCCGGCGTGTTGATGGACGAACGCCTCGGACACGCGGACGGCTCGGTGCAGGGGCGCTACAGCCACGTCACGCGGGAGATGCGGGAGCGGTTGATGGAAGGGCTGACCGGGGCGTGGGAGTCCGCGTTGGACGCCCGGTTGGGGATGTCCCCGCGGTCAGCGGTGACGGTGTTGGACCGGCTTCTTGCCGAGCGTGCCGAGGCGACTGGCGGGGGCGGCCAGGTGCTGCGGTTCGCCCGCGCCCGCTAGCCGCCCGATCAAGATCATCTCCCCAGATTCTCCCCACACGGGAGAGGCCCTGCTCTCCGTGTTGGAGAGCAGGGCCTCTGACCTGCTACTTCGACCGTCGGGACGACAGGATTTGAACCTGCGACCCCTTGACCCCCAGTAACGTCTTCGCACTTCCCTGAGGTGTACTTATGGCCCATCTTCGCAGCTCAGGGGGTAGGTATGCGTTGGTTCCCGTTGGTGGGGAGAGGTCCGATTGGCAAGATCATCTCCCCAGATTCTCCCCACTTCTCCCGGCGCCCACGAGGGGCAGCCTCCGCTTGACGGGCGATCAGGTGCGCGCCGCACGGACGCGACTGGGGCGACCGGCGGGGCCACGTCGAGGCACCCCGCCGGCTCGGAGGTCAGGCGTCAAACCGCCCCTGCTTGACCGCCGCGAGGAAGGCCGCCGCGGCGGTTGCCCCCACGGTCACCATCCCGCCGGAACGATTCTTCGTGTCACGGATCGCCAGGCCCTCCTCGGGGAGGGCGACCTCGACGCAGTCGTTGTTGGCGCCGCTGTAACTGGACTTACGCCACGCTCGGGCGTCGGACATGTCCATATCAGCCTCACAGGTTCTTCAACTCCGCGACGCGCGCGGAGATCCACTCGGTAGTCCCTGACGCACTCAAGGACCCCTGCGAAGCCTTATCGAACACCCGCTTGAACCGATCAACCGCACCGGCCTCCTCGACCCATTCGCCACCGGCGGGGTGCTCCAGGTAGACGCTTGGCGAGTCCTCCGGGTCGCTGAACTCCAGCACGGTCACAGCACCGCTCATGGTTCCCAGCGCACCCGCAATATGAGGACGGACGCGGATTTCGACGTTGGGGCGTCGACTCAACTTCGCAAGCCATTCAAGTTGCTCAATCATCACCGCCGGTCCGCCGATGACATCCCGAAGGGCACCCTCGGAGATGACTGCGCGGATGGTCGGAGGATTGGGGCGATCCAGTAGTTCGCCTCTGCGTTTTCGGATGGTGACCACCCGCTCTACCTCCGTGCCGTCGACAAACTCGTCAGCTTCGGCAATGGCCCTCGCGAAGTTGTCGGTCTGCAAGAGGCCGGGGATGACGATCGGCTGTACGTAGCTGATCACCGAAGCCTCGAACTGGAGGCGAACGAGCGATCGAAGTTTAGGTGGGATGTCAGCCAGGCTGGTGACGGTCTGGCTCGGGGCCCGAGCCTCCTGCCACTTGTCCTTGATCGAAGCAATCTCAGCGTCTGTCGCATTACAAAGGGTAAGGATGCTCTCCAGTTCGGCAAGTCTGATGCCGACACGACCATTGAGGATCCGGCTGACCTTGGCTTGCGAGCAGGCGAGCCGGTCCTCGACATCGGCAGGCGTCTTGCCTGCCCTGTCCAGTAGGTCCCTCAACGCCCGACCGAGAACGCTCTTCCGCTTGACTGCCACGCACAGAGCGTAGTGCTACCTGCGGTTTCGTCGCGTCATCCGATCGGTGCATGGACGATCTGCATATGCAGGTCGTAGTGTCAGCCGTGCCGGTCAACGGCGGGAGCGGTCTCGGACAGGCCGCCTACGCACCCCGCCCGAGTCCGGCGGCCCGGCCCCGCGAGGCCTTCTCGCGGGGCACGGGTCCCGCATCTCCCGCTGTCGGTCGCCCCGTCGGCGGGATGCCCGGCCGCATGGGTGTCGGGCAAGGTGCCGGGGTCACATGGTCGGCCCCGGCACCCCGTCTACTCGCGGAGGTGCCCGATGCACTGGACAGGCGCGGTAGCGATCGCCGTTGTCGCGGTCGCTGTGCTGCTGGTCATGCGCGTGACCCGTCGCCGGCTGCGTGCCCGGCGGGCCATGTACGCCGAGATCGGCGCCCGGTGCCGGGTTCTCCGCGCGTCCGCCCTCTCCTCCCCCGACGAGGGCGGACGGGCCACGACCGGGGCGCGACCCCCGGCCCCGGTCGTGGTCCCTCATCGACTCCGGGTCGTCAGTCATGGCGGCCCCCGGCACAGGGCGGCGTGATGCACGGCCTGATCGAGAACTTCCTGATGTTGATCCTCGCGGCCCTCGTCTACTGGTTGACCGCGACCGAGTGCGACCCGCCCCGGCAGGCAGGGGGGCGACGGTGACCGCGTGGCCCCTGCTGGTGGACGCCGCGGTCGTGGCGTCGCTGTCCGCCTGGGCCGCAGTCCAGTGGCGTCGGGCTATCCCCCGGCTGGGCCCGCTGCCGCCGGAGCCGGAGCCCCGCGACCTCGACACCCTGGTGCGGGCGCTGCGCGACGACGCCTGGACCACCCTGTACGTGCCCTCCCGCGAGGAGCCCCGCGCACTGGTGTGGCTGCGGCTGCGCGAGGGCGTGGCGGACGTGGTTCAGATCCTCGACGAGCTGCCCGGACGGGTGGAGGGCGAGCGGCTGTCCAGCGCCTACGCCTACCGGGTCGCGATCGAACCCGAGGACGACCTGCTCGCCCCGACCGGCCCTCTGCTGTGGTATGTGTGGCATCCGGATGCCCGGTGGGTGATCGAGCAGGCCCTGGCCCTGCCCGCGCCGGATGCCGACGACGCGCCCCGTGGCGCGCTGGCCCGGCCCCCGGTGGGGGGCGTGGTTCCGCGGCTGCTCGCGGAGAGCCGCCGTCACGTCCGGAGACCGGCGCAGTGAGCGGGCGCGCCTCGTACACCTGCTGGTACGAGCTGGGTACCGGCAGGCGCATCCCGAACCCGAACTGCCCGACGCACGCGGGCACCTAGCTCCGGGTCGCCCGATGCGGCCCGGCGCGTGCACCGATCACTGGGCGTGGTGCACGCACCCGCGCCCGCCCCGACCACTCGCACCCTCGAGCGGGCTCCCCCCGGGGCGGGCGCGGACCCCATCACCAACCAGCACGAGGAGATGACCATGTCCGACTCCCAGCCGTTCGACGACCGCCACGAGCCCAGGCCGGCCCCGGCGGAGCCGAAGCCCACCACGGGTAGCGACGCGTCCGACAACCGGTCCTGACCGCGATGCGCAACCCGAACTGCGCGGCCCACTAGACCGGCCGTCACCAGGGCGGGCGTGGCGACAAGCAGGGAAGCGAATGACCCTCTCGCCCGATGTCCGCGAGGGGGTCATTCGTGGTTCAACACCCGGAAGTATTCATAGGCGATCGAACGTCACGGGCTCTCGTACCGGCTGTGGTCGCGCCCCTGCGAGCAGGTGCAGCCGGAGCTGGACAGCAGCTTGTGGCCGGGCTTCGTGCTGTAGACGCGCTCGACGTGCCAGCCCTCGGGCTGCGGCTTGGGACCGGAACCACCCGGCTGGGCGGGCTTCTTGCCCATGATCTTCTCCTGGGGGTGAGGTGGTGCGGGGTCCGAGCAGGAAGGAGGCCCGCCCCCGGAGGGGCGGGCGGTCGGGTCACCGCTTCCAGAGCCACGGCTGTTCGGCCATGTTGTCGAACAGGTGGGTCTGGGCCGACTGGACGTCGCCGCGCTCCAGTGCCGCCTCGGCCAGCTCCAGGCGGGTCGTGAACATCTCGACCTCGTACGGCGTCATCTCGGCTTCGCTGCGGGCCATCTCGTCCTCCTCGGTGGTGTTCCTTGCTGCTGCAACCAGCATGCCCCACCGTGGGGCATCGTGCAAGCCCCACGGTGGGGCATCCACTCGAACGGCGCAACCCCGGCCAGAAGGCTTGCCCCCTGGCCCCACCGTGGGGCACGGTTTGGGGGTGACCGACGAAATCTGGACCACCGCCCAGACCGCGGAGTACCTGGGCATCCCCGCTCGGAACGTCCGCAAGCAGGTGGCCACACGCTGGGGCGTCAAGGTCTACGACCGCGAACCCGGTCGGGCCGGGGCGAACAGGTACCGGGCCGCCGACGTCATCGACGCCGCCGCAAAGGCCCCCGGCAAGGGGTGGCGCGCGAGCGAGAAGGACACCGCCGTTCCCCGCTCACGCGGGGATGAGGCAGCCGATACCGCACCCAGTACGACCAGCCGGTAGCGTGGATATCGGCGTTCCCCACTCGCGTGGGGCTGGCGGCAATCGCCGCCAACCGACTCGACCCATCCCGAGAGGAACGCTATGCGCATCAACCCCGATCGGCTACCCGACCCTGCCACGATCACCGTCAACGTCTGGCCCGAAGACGACGCGCTCGCCGCCGACCACGACCCGTTTGCCATCGACTACGACACCGCCGAGCGGATCGCCCTGATGTGGCGGTGGATCGAAGCCGCGCACCGCGCCGGCTACCCGCACGCCCGGTGCCAGGCGCTCGACCGGGCGGCCTGGGACCAGGGCGGCCGACTGCGGCTCGGCATCGCTCGGATCGGACCCCGCCTCTACGAGATCATGCTGAGCGTCGGCACGGGCACGGTCCGCGCCCAACGCGACCTGGAGGAGAAGGCGCGCGACGGCGGGGACGTCGGGGCGCCGTGGCGGTCCATGTACCAGGTGCGGGTCCTCGCCGGGCGCGCCCGGCACGTCCAGTACGACGCGGAGGGGCCCGAGATCGGGTACCTGGCGGACGCGCTGCTCGCCATTGCCGACCTGATGCCCTCGGGAACGGGCATCCACCCTGACGTCGCGTACCACCTGGAGCGGGTCTACAACCGGCTGCTCGACCTGGTCGAGAGCGCCGAACCCGAGGAGGACGACGACCGGGACGAGGAGCGCTCGTCCGGCCACGCGTCCCTGACCGGCGTGACCTGGTTGAGTCCGGAGATGCTGCCGTCCGAGTCGATCGAGGTTCTGCGCGTGCTGAACCGGGCGTACGACGACCCGGCCGCCCCGGGCCACCGGAAGCGAGCCCTGCGCCCGGTGCTCGACGCGCTCACGGCCGCGCAAACCATGGCGATGGCCCACCCCCGCGCCTCGGTGACGGTCACACGGCAAATCCCCTGAACCGCCGATCAGCCCCACGTTCAGCGAAGCTCCGCCCCCCTTTCGCGGAGGGCGGGGCTTCGCGCCACCCAACCCTGGACACGACGAAAGGCCCCCTCCCCGGCCGTAGCCAGAGGAGGGGGCCTTCGCGCGGGCGGGTCGGGTGTAACGCACATCGGATCAGGTGCGACTCAGCAGATGACCCGAGGAGGAGCTGTGACCACCGGACCGGACAACCGACAGCCCGGCATGAGGGCGGCCGGCTACGCCGCGCTGATCATCGTGTTCCTGGGGGCGGTGGCATTGGCTTCCCTCGCCGCGAACTCGTCGCTCCCGGCAGCGCTGCTGCCGGTGGTCTTGTGGCTCGCGGTCGTCGTCGGCACGGTCGTCTTCCTGGTGTGGTTCATCGTCACCCTGAACGGCATCGCCCGGAGTCTGCGGGAACAGACTCAGATCATGCGCGAAGGCCGGCACGCCGGATCGGCTTCGCACGCGGACCGGTAACGCCTGACGGGGTGCGGCGACATATCCGGCATGCGAATCGTCGCCGTGATGGCCGCTGTTGTCATGCTCACCTCCTGCTCGACGGAGGGCGGTGACGTGCCGACCCCCTCGACCTCGGCTTCCGCATCGACCCCGGCAGCCGCTGCCCTGATCCCCCGGTGGACGGAGCGGCTGACGGAGCTGGGCGTGCGCGACGCCTGCCGGGGTGGGGAGGCCTACAGCCTCGCCTGCGGTGGGGCCGTCACGGAGCTGAACGTCGCCGCCGCGGACATTGCCCGGGTCGCCCGGGAGTCGGGCGCGGAGTATGACGGGGTGGTGTCCGCGACAGCCGAGACGGAGCGCCTGGCCTCGGAGTGGCTCGACACCTGCATTGCCTCCCGGGTCGGGTCACCCGAGCGCAGCCGGTGCGTGACTGAGGTCTACGCCCCGCTGATGTCGGCCGACGAGGACATCATCGCGGAGATGAACCGGGTCAAACGCTGACACGACGAAACGCCCCCGCTCCGCCGACCCGAAGGCCGGGAGCGGGGGCGTTCGCGCGCCCGCGGAGGGGGTGCGGGCGGGGCCTGCCGGGGCGATCGGCAGGGGTCACATGTCGCGGTTCTTCGCCTTCAACTCGTTGAGCCTCCGGTGGCCGAACGCGACCGCGGTGACGAGGGCGGTCTTCGCCAGCGCGAGCCCGAGCAGGCGGTAGTCGACGTGCTCGGACTGGACGGCGGGCAGCGCCACCGTGGCGACGGCCACGCCGACGTCCAGCAGCAGGTTCTGCCCGAGGGTGCGCAGGGCGCGGGACTTGGCGTCGGACAGGGCGGGGGCGGTCATGGTGATGAGGCTTCCTCTCGGTTGGTGAGCGATCAGGCGGCGGGCTTGGTGTCCGCGCCCTTGACGTTGATGTCCACGTTGACGACGCTCTCTCGCAGCGCGTCGGTCACGGCTCGTTTGATGTCTTCGGCCTCTACGTCCCGGTCGGCCGCGTACGCTTCGGCCAGCTTGTCGAACGCCACCCTCAGGGCGATCACCTCGTCACGAGTGGCGTTGGCGACCCGGTTGGTGTGGCCGAAGTTCTCCTCCAGCCGCAGCCGCAGCTTGCCGTCCGGGCCGGGCGCGGGGTCCCCCACCCGACGGCCGCCGGGCAGCTCGGCGGGGAAGTTGAGCAGCGTCTTGGCGATCTTCAGTGCCGCCTCGTCGCTGATGCTGTCCACGTGTCCCACGTCGTTCTCCTCCTGTCCGCCCAGGAGGGCGGCGAGTTGCTCTCGGGTCCCTCGGTAGGCGTTGCCGTCGATCCGGCCGGTCGGGTAGTTCGCCACGGCGAGCGAGCTGGTGAACTGAGCGATCACGGTCGGCAGCCCGCCGAACGTCGGCCAGTACTCCGCGCCGAGCGTGAAGCTTTCCTTGCGTCGCACCGCGTTGTCCGGGTAGCGCGAGTGCCAGTTCGGCGGCAGGCCAGCCAGGCTTGGGCTGCCCATGACGCCGGACCAGTACCAGCGCGGGATGTAGATCAGGGGCGTCCGGTAGCCCGCCGCGTTCACCGCGGCGTTGAGCTGGCGGATCACCCCGATCGGCGGGGCGCCGTCCTCGACGTCGAGGATCACCGGCATGTCGGTCGACACCATCGACTTGATGTTGTTGACCTGGCCGGCGACGTCGGAGCCGCGCACATAGTGGTAGGCCGCGACCAGCAGACCGGCCGCACGCGCGCGCTCCACCTGGGCGCGGTAGTAGGCAGACTTCCAGCCGGTTCCCTCGGTCGCCTTGATGATCGCGAAGTCGTATCCCTCGCGACGGCAGGCGGCGAAATCGAAGTTCGGCTGGTAGGCGCTGACGTCTACGCCGTAGATCACGTCAACCTCCCAGCACTGCGGAGAGGGCCTTGGTGATCCCGGCGGCGGCACCGGCGGCGACACCTGCCGCGAGCCAGATCCGGCGCTCCAGGGCGCGGATGCGGGTCTCGTGGTCGGGCATGACCTCCGTGACCTTCTTCAGGTCGCCGCGCATTTCCGTCACCGCCTGGTGCGTCAGTTGCATTTCCTTGTACAGCTCGGTGGGGGTGATGACGACCGAGCCCGGGGGGATGGAGAGGTTGTCCACGGGCGGCTCCGTTCAGGTCGAGGTACGGCCGGAGCCGTCGAGTGCGTAGCGGCGGGCCAGCGCGGCGACCGCCGAGGTGGCTTCCGCCGGGGTGAGGGCGCGGCCGTAGACGATGACCTCCGCGTACTGGGCGGAGGCGAACTGCCCGTTGCCACTGGAGCCCGCGCCGAGGGTGAACCCCGGCAGCCCGTAAGCGGACCCGTGGGCGAGTGACACGCTCACCGGGTCGCAGTTGTGAGTGTAGAGCGCGGAGTTGGCGCCGTCGTAGACCGCGCCGTACACCGCCCATCCCTGCGTCCCCGCGTAGACCCACGCGGAGGCGGGGGCCGACAGGCCTCCGGCGCCGAGGGCGAGGATGTTGTCCGCGGCGAGCTGCGCGGTGACGTAGGTTCCGGCGCGACCGGACCACAGGTGGCCGGATCCGCTCACGGTCGCGGTGCCCGCGCGGGCGACGGCGAGCACGGTGATCGGCCCGGTGTGGGTGGTGGACCACGGCCCGGTCTGAAGTGGACGGGATCCGGCCGTGTCCACGGCGCGGTGGATGGTGTGGGCGCGGTGGCGCAGCACCGCAGGTGAGGCGACCGACAGCAGAGGTGAGGCCTCCGTACCGGCGTACGGGGTCCACGCGACGACCGGGGATCCGTCCGTGCCGGTGAGATCACCGGCGCGCCATGCCGCGAGCAGTCCAGGAAGGGCGGCCGGGTCGGGCTCCGGCTGGGCCGGGGCGGTGGAGGGCGGGGGCAGGTGACCGAGCAGGGCGTCTCCGATCAGGTCGGCCAGCAGCGCCGCGCCCCTCTCGGTGAGGTGGACGCCGTCCGGGCCGACGAGCTGGTCCACGTCGCACTCGGGTCCGGTCGGGAACGCGCCCGACACGTCGAGGGCGGCGCAGTCCGGCAGGTCCGCGGCGACCTGTTGCAGGGCCTGACCGAACGCCTCCCAAGAGGACGGCGGGTTGGCCACGTCCCAGCGTCGGTGCTGGTGCACGAGCAGCACGCTCGGAGGAGTGGGGCACGCGGCCCGCGCCCGCTGCACCGCGCGCCGCAGGTTCGCCGCGTAGGCTGCCGCGTCCTGCGGGGCGTTGAGTCCGGCGTAGTCGTTGCTGCCCACCATCATGACGAGCAGCGACGGGGACACCGAGCCGACCGCGCGGTTGTGGGTGCGCATCGCCGCTGACACGTCGGCGTAGAGCTTCGCGCTCGTGCCCCCGTGCGCGGCGTTCACCACCCGCACCGCGCCGGATTCCGCCTGCACACCCATGATGGTCGCGGTACCGACAGCGGTGATCTTGATGGAGTGCGGCCCGGGTACCAGTTCGCCGGAGGTCCACGTGCCGTCGTAGCGCTCCGAGGTGCCCGAGGTGTCCGGCGTGACCGTCACCGCCGGGCCGCCGTCGATGGCGACGGTGAACACTCCCGATCCGGCGCCCTGCTTGAACTGGACGCTGAACCGCTCGCATCGCGGAGCCGTGCGGGCCATCGACGCGCCGGGCGACAACTGCCGACTGAACCGGCTCAAGCCGACGTTGGCCACACTGGTGGTGCCGGTCAGCGTCCACCCGGGATGGTCACCGAGGTAGCTCGTCCCGCCGCCCAGTCGGTTCGAGAGAGCGGAGGCCATGTTGCGTTCCACGCTGGACAGGTAGCCCGTGCCGTAGACGCCGTGGCTGTTGGAGCTGCCGATGAGCACCGCGGTGACCGGGTGCAGGTGCCGCCACGACCACGCCGTGCGCCACGTCCACAAAGACACGAATCCCCCTCGTTCGACAATCAGGTTCGGTAGCGGGTGAACCGCAGCCAGGAGTTGAGGTAGAGCACGGCGTTCGACGCGTTCGCCGTGTTCTGGGCGAACTGGAGCTGGACGTTCATCAGCGATCCGGCCGCGGCCTCGGAAGGCATCTGAAGCCAGCCGGACAGGCGGGCCACACACCGGGTGCCGGCCGCGGCACCGCCGAGCACGAGCGTCGAGGCCGTCGAGTTGCTGGCCCCGGACAGGTTGCCCGCGGTTCCGGTAGTGCCCGAGTCCAGGGCGTGCGCGTACCACCTGCCCGTGGTGGAGGCGGGCACGGTCAGCGCAAGCTTGGCGTCCGCGGCGGTGGCGGCGGAGTACTCGACGTACCCGTCCAGCAGGTACAGGCCGCCGGCCGACAGCAGTGCGGACAGGCCGGTCGCGTCCGTCAGCGTGGTCGAGTTGTTGACCGTGATGTCGACGGTCCCCCGAGGGGTGATGTCGAGGTCGTCGATGAAAAGCCTCGCGTCCGCGACGTTCGACGCGGCGATCGTGGATGCGGCGGCGGGCACGTCCACCACCGCGAGCGACGTCTCCCACTTGGTGTCGCTTTGGGTCACCGACGGCGCGGTGGGGGAAACCGCCGCGGTTCCCTGCAGGACGTCGTACTCGATCCGGTTGTCACCGAACGCGGCGCGGGCGATCACCCGGTCCTTGCGGGGGTTGGTCGGGTCGGCGGCGGCGATGGGCAGGGTCTTCTCCCCTGTCAGCTCGCCCCAGTGGCCGCGTTCCCAGACTTCGCCGGTCCTGACCTTGACCTGCATGCCGGAGGAGTCGGCGTACACCTCGTGCTGATTGCCGACGCCGCGGATGACGCCGTTGGCCATGCTGCCCCGGCCGGTCAGGTAGCGCATGAACCGGCGCCAGCCCTCTTCCGTGACGTCCGCTCCCGCTCCACTGTCGAACGGGTAGTAAGTGTCTGCCGTGACGGCCATGGCGGTCACCTCCGTTCGAGGTTGATCAGTCGGGTGTCGGTGCTGCGCAAACGCCGGAGCAGGCGCAGCGCGGTGGATGCGGCGGGGGTGCCGACGAGCGGCAGCACTCGCTGTTCGTCCGGCCGCGCGATGAGCCGCACCTCGCGGATCAGCTCGGTGATGACCGCGTCGTCGATCTCGACGGACACCCGATCTCCCAGTGCGTAGTCGGTGAGGTAGTGGACGCCGTCGATGTCGACCGGGCTGCACGTCACCGCAGACTCGCCCTGGCCCTCCGCAAGGCGCTTGGCGATCTCCTGTGCCAGCTCGGCGCTGTCGGTGGTGTCGCGGCGGTCCGCCCACTGCTCGACGCGGCGGGACCAGGTGACGATGTCGCCCGGTGACTGTCCTTCCGCGACGGCACGGGCGGTTCCCTCGCCTCCGCCGCCGCAGTAGACGTAGCTCACCTGCGGGGCGCGGACGCTGTACTTGTAGCCGGCCAGCGTGCCGAGGTCGACGGAGAGCCGCACTGTCGAGGTGCGATCAACGGGCGCCCGGACGGCGAACTGCAATCCCGGCCCGCCGACCTGGGTGACGTCAAAGGCCAGGCCTCCGCCAGACAGTGCCAACTCCTCCGCGAACTCACGCAGGTTCTGCCAGCGGGCACGGCCGGTAATGCTGCCGCCCACCACCGGGTCGGTGGCCAGGGTCAGCAGCGGAACTCGTCGCTGTGCGATCGCACCGGGGCCCGCATTGACGTTGACGTACTGGCTGATCACCGTGGACGCCGTACCGGTGCGCACGTCGTAGGCGCTCGTGCTGTACGGCGGCGCGGCGGAGGCGGGTTGCGGGTGGGCGAGGCGGTCTTCGAGGTGGATCATGTCGTCCACTCCGGACACGGTGATGGAGTCGCTGTCGCCCGTTCGGTTTCTCTCGACGTCCACCGTGGGGCCGGAGGTCAGTGAGTCGCCGGAGTCCTCGTCGACCACCTGCACACCCCAGCCCGGTTGGGCTAGCAGCAGCGCCGCGTCCGAGGTGGCAGGCAGGTCCAGCGTCCAGGTGCCCACCCGGTTCAGCCGGCGGACCGCCTCCAGCGTCGCGTAGTCGTCGATCTCCCCTTGACGTCGCAGGTTCTGATCCCGGACGTAGACGGTCCACACGTCACACCGCCAGGTACTTGTGGGTGCGGGACAGGGCGACGTGGGATTCGGCGGTCGCGGAGCCCATCTCGATGCGCAGCGAGTTGACGCCGCGACGCAGTGACCAGAGTCGCGAGGTGGAGCTGAGGTACTGCCACCAGTTCGCGCCGCTGCTGTGGATCACGGTCTTGACGCCGGGCCGCGTGTCGATCGTCAGCGACTCCCCCGTGCCGAGATCGACCGTGAACCCCCACGCCTTGCCTGTGGTGAGGTTGGCCATGCGGATCCCGGAGCCGGGACCGGTGATGGTCCACACCGGCCAGGCGTCCACGTCGCCGGCGTTGGTGACCGTGTCGAGCGCGAACACTTCGGAGCTGCTGAGTCTGATCGGGAAGATCGGGAAGAAGCTCCCCGGAGCCTGGCCCAGCTCCCACTCGGTGACCGTGGGCGAGACATCCGCCCAGTACGGGTCGTGCGCCCGGAACATCGCCGGGGCGCGCTGGAGCAGTGGGCCACTGGTGTCGCCCAGCGTCTCCGACAGTTCCAGGCCCCCCTGGTAGCGGCAGACGATCTCCCGCTGATCCCCGCCGGGCCCGGTGACGCGGATGCGCCCGTCTCCTCGGGTGGGGTCCATCGACGCGATCAGCGACCGCACCTCGGTGCGGAGGTTCGTCTCCGTGTCGGACGTGATCCACAGCGGCAGGGCGAAATCCCGGGCACCGTGGCGCACCGCCCGCAGGCGCGAGCCGGGCTGTCCGGGCACGTCCTCCTCGTCCATACGGACGGGAGGGGCGCCGCGCCCGGACACGTCCCACTCGACTTCCAGGGTGGTGCTGACACCGTCGGGGTCGATCCACTCCACGGTCTCCACCGCACCCCCTCTAGCGGTCGAGTAGTTCCATGCGGCGGAACTGTTGCTCCACGCTCAAATCGTTGCCCTGCATGTAGACGGTGAGGTGGTAATGCTTTTCGATTCCCGCCGTGGTCGTCCCTTGGCCGACGGCACGAACGGACTGGGTGCGTGCACCGCGCATGATGTCCGCTGTCTCGCGGGCGGTGGCAACGAATCCGTCTTGCGCGGGGAAGATCAGCTCCGGCCCTTTCTCGCCCACCAGGTAGGGCCGCCCGGCCATCACCGGGCCGCCCTTGGCGCGGGGAAGAACGGCGGCGGGGTTGCCGAGATTCGCCATGGTCGGCCCGGTCGTCGACACCAGTTGCTGAATGTGGATCTGGATGGTCTTTCCGCGCATGTTGTCGATGCTGTTCTGAATGCCGTTGATGGTGGCGGTTGCGTAATCGGCCGCGTTGATCGTGACCGTCTTGCCGCCGGGCAGGCGCACCACGGCGGAACCCGTTCCGTCGATGGTGCGGGTAGCGCCCAGTGCGGACAGGGACGCATCGTCCATGTTGGCGATCATGATTTGCAGGGCGGCCGGAAGCGGGCCCTGCATGCTTGCGGCCAACTCCAGCGCTTTCCGGTTGCTGGCATCCAAAGAGGCCGTCTGCGCCTCGACCGAGTCCCGGTTCGCGTAGTGCGATGCGGCCTCAACACCAGCCGCGGCCACCAACCGGATCGACGCCTCCTCGTGCTGCATCGCCGCGTCGCGCGCCTCACGTGACTTGTCGCCGTACGTGGTAACCGCTTCGTTGAGCGCCTTCAGCGAATCGTCGTACTGTTGGGTGGCGAGCCGCAGGGCGAGGTTGTCGTTGGCCAGCGTCAACGCCATCTGCTGCTGTTCGAGCAGCTTCTCCGTCAACGTCTTCGTCGCTCGGGCCGCCTCGTCCTGCGCGTTGCGCAGATCGCGCTGCCTCATCGCGAGAAGTGCCGCAGTGGCGGCGGCCTGGTCTGATGTCTCGCCGTACGTCTCCACCGCGCGGGAGTGGTTCGCAGCCGCTGCGGCGGCGTCCACTTGCGCCCGCTCCAGAGTGGTCATCTGGGCGCGCTGCTCCGTGACCGCCCGATTCGCCTCGTCGGTGGTGGTGATGAACAGATCGAGAGGTCCGCCGCCGCCGGTAAGCAGGCTGAGGCTGGAGGTGTAGGTGGCCACCGTGAGGTCGTTGCTCGCAAGCTGCGCGCCGGCCGCTGCGGCAGCCTGGCCGCCTCGCATCAGCCCTTGAGCCAGATTCTCGGTGGACCCCCATGCCGCGTCGGCCGCCGCGGACAAGCCGAGCAGGGCGCCGCCGGCGACTGCGCCCCACGGGCCGAACGCCCCCATGGTTCGACCGAGCTTGGACAGCGCGCCATCGGCCTTCCCGCTGCGCTCGCCCGCCCGCTCGATGCGGGTGCCGACGTTGCCGATCGCCTCGCCTGCTGCGCCGAAGATCGCGGCGCCGGCCTTGGCGGACAGCATCACGCCGACCACGGTTCCCAAGGCGGGCGCGAGCGGGCCGGCGATGTCGAGGATCTTGCCCAAAACGCCCAGCAGGTTTGTGGCCGTGGAGAACAACACCGGCATGCCAGAGGTGGACATGCCCTCTACCGCACGCAGGAGACCGCCGAACGCTCCCGCCAGCTCGTGCACTGCGGGGGCACCCTCATTGGACAGGGTCGCCAGCAGGGAGCCGGTGGTGCCGAGGGCGTCGCGGGAGATGCCGCCGAATTCCGCGAGAATGCGCCCGGAGGAGTCGGCCCCCTCGGACATGTTGACGAAGAAGTCGTTGACCCCGTCGCCCGTGTCCGCGAGGAACTGGCGCATCCCGACGAACACGGGCTCGCTGCGCTCGACCGCGAGCACCATGCCGGGCACGGCGCGGCGGGCGAACTGGTCCACTCCGGCCACAAGGTGATCGAGACTGGGGCCTGCGGCCTCGAAGCCCCTGGAGAGGGCCGGCTCCAGGTCCAGGAACGTGCGCTGGAGGGTGCCCGCCGCGCGGACGAGATGACCTTCGAGCGGCTCCGCCATCCTTGCCGACTCGACGTTGACCGTGTTGCCGAGATTTCGCCAGCTATCCTGGACCGCGGTGTTCTCGCGAAGCGCCACGGCACCGAAGGCGATGAACCCGCCGGTGGCCATGGTCAGCCCGGCCGCGACACCGAGACCCGCGCCCGTCGCCGCACTGGCCAGCCCGCCGAACGTTTTGATGGTGTAGGTGTTGAACCCGTCCAGCCTGCCCGCCAGACGATCAACCGAGTCGCCCACTTTGTCGAGCGCCTTCGACGCGTTGACGTCACGACCGAAGATGTTGAAGTTCAGATCCTTGGTCGCCACGGCAGCGCACCTACTTCCCGGACATCTGATCGATCACGCCACGTCCGACGATGTAGTCCTGCAACGCAAGGGACCCCAACTCGGACGGCCTGACGTTGAGGTGCACCCAGAAGGCTGCGCAGTAGCGGCCTACTTCTTCGACGAGCCTGCCGCCGCCCTTCGCGCCGACCGACTTGCGGGCGCGGGCTTCGCCGGAGGCTCGTCGGTAGGGTCCGGCTGCGGCTCCTCGTCCCAGGCGAGATTGACCTTGGCGATGTCGGTCTCCGCGACCAGACGCTTGAACGACACCATGTGGTTGGCTCGTCGCATGGCGAGCCACAGGAAAGCCGCGATGCCGACAGACCCGCGGCGACCGTTCAGCTTGCCCCAGCCGTTGAAGCTGGCGAGCAGGTCGTCCACCAGCCGATCGGTCTCGTCCTCCAGGTCAATCACTTCCTGAAGGGTCAGCGCTGATGTGTCGAGGGGGAATTCGCCCACCCCTTCGACGATGAACTTGAGCATTTCTTCCCCTCACTACACGATGTGTTCCAGATACTTGGCCACCACTTCGACCGCCTTGTCCCTGGTCTGCGGCCCGCGCTTCTCGGCCGCGTCGTCGAACCAGGCAGGCGGAGCCTTCTGCTCGTACCAGCGCTCCTTGTTGCCGAACAGCGGGTGACGCCATTTACCCTTGTTGAGGTAGGCGGGCAGACGACGCTGGTCAGCCGGCATCTTGGCCTGTTGTGCCCGCAGTCGCATGGACGCGGCACGCGCCGATGTGGACAGTTTGACGTTGGTCGCCCGTGCGACTGTCGCCCTGAGTCCGGAACCCTGGTGCGCTTTCTGTTTGACCCGCTCGCTCGGTCGCTTCTTCTTGCCCAGTGCCTTGAGTGTCCGCGCGGCCCTGGCTGATGCTCCGCCACGAACGCCGGACACCCTCAGGGAGCGCACGTTGTCCTGGGCTTGTTTGACCAAGGGCTGCGCGCCCTCGCGGAGACCCTTCGCCATCTCCCTGGCGATCTGCCCCTTGCCCGCTTCCCTTAGTGCTCGGGACAACGCCTTGAAGTCGGCGGTGCCCTCGATCTCCACGCGGGCCACGGCCGCCTCCTACGGGGTGCTGTCCGTGGTCTGGTACTCGACCTTGATGGAGGTCGTTCCGTTGTCGACGACCTTCCACGGGGTGTTCAGGGGCACGATGTCCGGGCCTCCGACGTTCGGGGTTTCGCCGTCGAAACGAACGTTCGCGGTAATCTTAGTTTCGTACCTGTACGAGCCGTTGATGATGGCGCCCTGAAACAGCAGCACGACTTCAGCTTCGGTTCCGTTGACGAACCGGTTGTAGGCGGTGAGGTCTTCGAACTCCGCCTCGAACGAGCCGGTGTACTCGCGCAGCGCGTTCTCCAGCGGGTTCTTTCGCAGGGCGCCGCCGAGGAAGTACCGGTCTCCGTTGAGGCCGTTGTTGCCCGACGCGGTGACGGACTTGATGTTCGCCGGGCTGCCGCCCACGGTGACAGAGCCGTGGACGAATGTCATCATCGCGATGCCGGTCGGGTACGAGATGGACGCCAGCGAAGTGGTGGTGTCCTCGTCCTCTCCGAGGATGGAGACCTTCAGGGAGGCGATTTCCCCGACGGCGCACGCCAGCTCCCACGAGGCGACCTTGCAGCCGTGGTAGGTGAACGCCTGAGTGGTGCCGTTCACGTTGGGGCGTCCCACCTGGATGGTCTGCCCCACCGGCAGATCACCCGGGGTGAAGGTGTGCAGGTAGACGGTGGGCGAGCCGACGCCATCGGGCTGCGAGGTGGCGACCCCGCCGAAGGCGTGCTTCCACCACCGTCCCTGGGACTTGTTGATCAGGTCCATGGTGATGTCGCCGGACACGGCCCGCTTGCCCGTGGCCCACCGGTCGGAGCGCTGCACCCGGGTACCGGAGCGCAGGGCCGGGGACTCGATGCGCTCGCTCTCCAGCTTCAGCGACTCGTTGCGGAGCTCAAAGCCGCGGTCGGGCGTGACGACCGTTCCGTACGTGACTTCTTCCGCGGTCATCAACTGGGCGCTGAGCCCTGAGGGGATCGCCACGTCAGTTCTCCTTCGCGGGCGTCTTGGCGGGCTTCGCGGGCTCCCAGCAGGACTGCTGGATGAGGGACTTCCCGAGGTCGTCGGGGACGTCGACCGACTCGCCGCGCTTCACCACGGCGCCGGTCTGGGGCAGCTCGACCGCGTCGATCGGGCCGGTGTAGGTGACGCGCACAGAGACTCCTGGGCATGACGAAGAGCCCGCGGTGCGCGGGCTGGGGGTGGGGTGGGGTCAGCGGATGCGGGCCTTGACGGCGAAGTCGTAGACCAGCACCGCTACGGCCTGGTCGTCGTCGTACGCCGAGTCGAGATCGATGTTCGACACGCCGATGGAGATCAGCCCGTCGAGCCCTGCGATGCCGGGGTCGTCGGCAATGAACTCCTCCAGCTCTTGTCCGATCTCGACGGCGCGGAGTTCACAGTCGTACGGGTCGGCGCCGGGCTTCGTGACGACGATGCAGATCCGCACCGAAAGCGTCTCGTCCCGGGGCCATCGGCCGGTGCCGCGCATGAGCGGATAGCCCTGGTCCCCGGAGACGCTGTCGCCGTGGATGAGTTCCCGCTGCGGATCGTCCCCGGGGTAGTGGTAGGAGGTCTTGACGTCGGTGTCCGCGAAGCGGGCCGCGGCACCGTCGATGATGGCCTTCTTCACCGCGACCGCGACGGTGCCGGCCATCAGCGCCTCCCGCCGTGGAACAGGGTGTGGTGCTGGGGGTCGTAGCTGAGCTGCCGCGACGCGGGACCCGCCTTGCCGTCTTCGGTGCCTGCGTTGGCCCGCAGGGAGTAGCGCCCGTAGATGCCATCCACGTAGGGGATGCCGGTGCGGTAGGCGTCGGGGATGCTCATGCGGTAGGTGGTGCCGTCCGAGCTGGTCCACGACAGGGCGCGGTCGGGGATGCTGGAGCGTTCGACGGTGGCGAAGTTCTTGAACCGCACGAACGCCGCGCGGCGCAGGTCCGACGGGGGGTGGTCGAGGCCGTACTCGTACTCGACCACCACGTTGCCGCGGCCCTCGGTGAAGACGTTCCGGTCCGTGCGCTGCAACACCCGGTCGGGGGTGATGGTGAGTGCGGCGAGTTCCGCGGAGGTGTACGCGACGAACGTCTCCCCCACGCGGGGCGCCACCTTGACCGACCGGATGGAGCGCAGGTCGCTGTGTCCGGTGAGCATCAGCTCGTCCGTCCCGGACCCGTCGAGCACTACCCGGGCGTACCGGGGGGTGAACGCCCGGTCGCAGATTTCCTCGCACTCGACTTCGGTTTCCAGTCGGGCGAGGGCGAGTCGGGCGGTGGGGTACTTGCCGGTGTCGTTGAGCGACGAGTCCGACGCACGACCCTCCACGAGGCTGAAGAAGAAGCCCCCGACGATCTCCACCGTGTCCTGTTCCACCACGGTGGCGCCGTTGATGGTGGCGGTCCAGGACACGGTGAGGATGTTGGTGTGCGACTGGCCGGGCAGGGTATAGGTGTAGCCACCCGTCCCCGCCCCGGCCGATGTCGCGTTCCCGCTGGCGACGGAGGTCCCGTTGGCGTCCACGATGGTCACGGTCACGGTCGTGGTCGAGTCGGTTGGCGTCTCGTCCACAGTGAACACGTGGGTGAGTGTGGCCGCCGCGGTCTTGGCTACGCGGGTGTACGCCACGGGACCTCCCTGTCAGCCGATGCGGACGCTGCCGACGATCGCCCCGGTGGAGGCGAGGTGGATGCCGTTGGCGCAGCGCACGCCGTCTGCGATGTTGTCTAGCGCGGAGGCGTTGGCCGCGAGCTGGAACGAGCCGATCACGGTCCCCGCCGCCGACGTGTTGTCGTAGAGGGTGACCGTGTTCGTCGAGCCGCTGGTGTCACGGATCGACAGGCCCCGGTAGGTGCAGGGCGTGCCGTAGACGGTGCCGGTTCCGGTGACGTTGACCGGGGTCGCCTGCGCCGTCATCAGCGCGCCTGAACGTGGACCTGGATGGTGCCGTCGGGCATGGCCAGGCCGGTGCCGGTGACGAGCTTCTCGACGGTCAGCACGTCGCCGGCGGCGACGTTGAGGTCCGCGGCCGTGGCCGACAGGGTGGCCGACTCGGCAACGAACGCCGTCGCGTTGCCCGAGGAGTAGGCCCGCTGCGCGGGCAGGGCGGTGCCGGAGCCGGCCGCGCCCCTGTTGCGCAGGGTGAGGGTGAAGTAGTTGCTGCCGTTGGCGGTGATGCCCGCGGTGGGCACCCACTTCACGGCGACGACCTTGCAGGCGAACGGGGCCACGAAGGCGGTGAACTCGTCGGCGGTGCCGGCCGTGCTCTGGCCGGCCACCGGGACGACGAAGACCCGGTCGCCGCGCAGCTCCTTGTCCTGGATTGACACTGAGACTCCTGCGAGTTGGAGAGGGGCACCCCCGCCGGGCAGCGGGGGCGCGACGACCGATCAGCTGTTGCCGCGGTAGAAGCCGCGGTAGTCCAGCACCGCGCCGGAGTAGATGTGGCGCACCTTGTAGGTGACCTTGTCGGCGTTGAACGTGGAACCGGTGTTCGGGTCGGACTGGGTGAACAGCTCCGGCAGCTCCTGGCCGCGGTAGAAGCCCAGCTCGAACGTCGGGCACAGCGCCGGGTCGGCCACGAGCAGCCACTTGGTGGTGGAGGCCCAGTAGTCGACGACGATGGTCTCCATGTTCTTGTGGATGTTCGGGGTGTCCGACGGCCCGGCCGGGGTCGAGGGCACCGCGACCGCGGAGGTGGAGAGCTGGAACGCCAGCTCCTCCAGGTCGTTGACCACGATCAGCTTCTTCGGCACCAGCGACAGGATGTTGCTGGAGTCGCCGTAGGCGGCCTGGCTGCGCATCGCCGCACGGGCCGCGGTCAGCGCCGACTGCGACAGCGCGGTGCTGCCGGCGTTGGCGTGGTCGGCGTGAAACAACGCCTTGCCGTCGTAGATCGTGGCGTTGGTGTCGAAGAAGTCCCAGACGAACCGGAACAGCGTCTGCGCCGCCGCGAGGCCGAGCTTCGCGGGGATCTGCTGGATGGCGCGCACGTCGTCGTTGGCGATCATCTCCAGCGTGATGTCCTCCGTGCCGCCCTTCTTGGCCAGCGCGTAGGTCACCTCCTCGTTCCCGGGCGAGGTGAGGGGCTGGTAGGGGGCGCCCTGGTTGACGGTGGGCAGCAGGCCGTGGCCGCCGACGCGCTGGATGCGCTGGGTGCGGAAGTCGTTCACCGGCACGGTGCTGGAGACGATCGACCGCCAGGACTGCAGGCCCGGCTGACCGTACAGCGCGACCATGCGCCGGGTGATCGAGTCGCCCAGGGCCTGCGCCCAGGAGCCGGTGTCGAGCGACTCGTGGGCGCGCACGCCGGAGTCGTAGGGTCGGATCGACTCGGAGACGATGACCCGGTTGAAGTCGCCGTCAAGCGACCGCGGGGCGCGGCCGGTGAAGTCCATGAACGCCTCGCGGAACGAGGGGTAGCCCTTGGAGTAGTCCCCGGCGAAGAAGGCGTCGAGCGCAGTGACCTTCTTGTCGTGCGCCTCCTGGGTCACCTCGACCTTGGCGAGCTGCGGCACCAGGCCTGCGCGCTCCAGGCCCGTCAGCGCGCCCTTGTAGATGCCGATCTGCGTGTCCACGTCGGACTCGCTGATCCGGTCGGGCAGCATGGTGGTGATGGACTCGATCGCCGCGGCGGGGAGCTGGGCGTCCTCGACCTTGGCCTTGATGGTCAGGCGGCCCAGGATCGAGGCCTTCGCCACGGTGGTCTCGGTCACCTGCTCCGGCTTCGCCGTCTCGGTGGCCTCGATGGTGGGGGTGCCCGCCCGGGTCAGGCCGACGGCGGCGAGTTCCTCCGCCGTCGCCTCCTTGAACGCGGCGAGCACATCTTCGCGGCTGAGGGCCACGTCGGTCTCCTTCGTGCTCTGCCCCTCGGACGCCCTGTCCTGGGGGGTGTCGATGCCTCCCGCCACCACGCGGGTGGCCTTGCCGCCGGCGGCGGGGTGGGAGACGACGTCGGCGGAGTTGACCGAGGTGATCTCGGTCGCCTCCTGGATGGATCGGCCGCTCTCCTGGATCGACCGGAACTTCGCGTAGACGTCGTGGGAGATCCCCACGAGCGGTTCCGCGCTCTCCTGGGACAGGGCGGCGTCGAGCGCTTCGGCCGCCTGGGTCGCGGAGGGGAGCAGGTGGAGATCGGCCTCCACTCCATTGGCGCCTGCGGAGGCGTTGCGGTAGTAGCCGATCAGTCCCTGAATGGTGCCGGTGGACATCTCCTCGGCGGTGCGGTGGTGGTCGAACGCCTTCGCCCCCTCGTAGAGGGAGGCTGCGGCGCGCATTACCGACTCCGGGTAGCGCCTGCCGTTTTTGCTGTCGCCGTAGGCGATGATCTGCACCCGGAAGATCCGACCGCCGTCGGATGCCTCACCTTTGGCTTCGAGGATGCGGGCCCCGTCGATGTCGACGCGGGCGCGCTCCTCGGACTCGGTGGCGGCACCCTCGGACTCGTCATCGGCCTCTACCGGGGCGTAGGTGCGCACCACCTGCACCGGCTCGTCCACGGCCACCGTGTCGCCGTCGATGGACCAGGGCGCCTGCCACAGGGTGTCGTCGTCTGCGGTGAACACCACGTCGGTGTCGGAGATGTCGACGATGTACACCCAGCAGTAGCCGTTGGTTCCGGCCTCGATGCGGGCGCGGATGGCCCGGCGGACCAGATCCCGCAGTTCGTCCCACGAACGCTGGCCGTTGATGACCGCCTCTGTGGAGTTCTCCGACACCGCGATGTCGAGTCGCTTCATCGCGGCCTTGACGCGGGCCTTAATCTTCTTCCAGTCGGCCGGGCTGTAGTGCGTGGCGTTGCGGGCCTGGTTGATCCAGTCCCACGCCTTGCGCACCCGGGCCTCGTTGTTGAGCGGCAGTCGGGGCTTGCCGTCCTCCTGGAGGCCGGGGTCGGCGTATTCGACGTCCGGCTTCGCCGCGGCCTCGGTGGTTTCGGTGACGCGCACCGCTGCCTCCTGTCGGCAGACATGCCCGCAATCGGGGCAGGGGTCGGTATCGCCCACGACTGCGGCGTAGGCGTCGGTCATGCGCTTCTCGGCACACGGCCCGCAGGTCGGGTCCCCGCAGAGTGGGCGTACGTCGGTCACGAGCCGGCCACCTTCCTCAGGTTGGCCAGCAGCACCGAGCGGGGCTTGTCGCGTGACTGCTCCGCGTCGATCGCCCGCGCGGCACGGTCGGGGTCGCCGTCGACCCAGGCGAGCACCTGCTCCGCCGTGCCGTCGGGAACCTCGTCGACCGGGGGCGGCGACACGGTGACCACCTCCCCCGCGGGGAGGTCCACGATCTCCGGGCCGGTCTCGCCCACGATGACGAGCTGCGGGGTGACGGTTCCGCCGCGCGCCCTCCACTCGTCCGGGATGGGACGGAGCTGACGGTTGGCCGGGCAGTCGTTGACCGCGAACACCCCGTCGGGGGTCCACAGCCTCGCCACGTCACCGATCAGCATCACCGACACGGACTCGTCGGTCTCGGTGTAGTGGCACACGTCGGCTTCCGCCACGTTGAGCAGGCGCGCGACATCGGCGCGTTCCATGAGTCCTCCAGGTCAGGGGTTCTTGACCGACCGCAGGCGCGTGCTCTCCGCGTCGTCCACGGCGGTTGCGATGTCGTCCGGGTCTGCATCGGGCTTGCCGAGGTCCGCGGAGTAGGGAACCCCCATGTAGTCCTCCCACGCCTTGCGCGCCGCAACGGCGGCGGCGTCAGGCGTGAGGGCTCCGATCGTCTTCAGCTTCTCCAGGCCAGTGGAGAGATTCAGCAGCACCTGGGCGGTGATCTGCGCGTCGGCCGCGGCGACCTCGGGACCGGAGATCGTGACCGCCTGGCTCGCGGGAATCTCGTACTTCGCCCCGGTGCGCGGGTCGGTCGCCTCGACCTTGGCCTGAAGACGCTTCGCGGCCACGGCACGATCGATGGCGAAGCGGGTCAGCTCCGCCTGGTATCCCAGCCACGTGTCCTGCACGCCCTGCACGCGACGACGGACGGGTTCGGCCATCGTCAGCGAGGTGGCGCGGTTGGCGTCCTCGGGATCGGCAAGCCACGTCTTCGCCAGCCCTGACCCGCCGGCCACCAGGGTCAACACAGACTTCGCCGCAGCGGAGTCCTCATAGGCGCCGGTCTGGACGTGCTTGGCCTCCCACGACACCGACTGGTTGTGCACCTCGATCGAGCCGGAGCGCGGCACGTGGACACCGCCGCGCTGTTTGACGAATGCGTCGACCTCTTCCTGTCCGCCCTCGACCGTGACGTCCCAGACCAGGTATCGGGCCAGTGCGGTGCGGTCGATCAGGTTGGACAACACGGTGTCGTAGGAGTCGAGCCAGTCCAGCACGGGGGCGAGGAACGGCATCCCCCGTCTGTCGGTGATCAGACTCTTAAACGGGGCCCAGAACATCACCTCGCCATCGCGCAGGCCGGTGGAGTCGTCCACCGCCACCACGCGGGAGGACACCTCGATCTCGAACGGGGCGTTGAACACCACCCTGTCCGGCCACAGTGGATTGCCGTGCAGAAGCCTGACGTCCTTGATCAGCGCTGTATCCACCGGGGAGAACCGCGTGGCGCCCGACCGGGGGCCGACCATCATCTCCAGTAGGGTCTCGCCCACCAGCAACTGATCCCGCATCAGCGGCGCCTGGATGGCCTTGAGGTTGTTGCGGGGGTCAGTCCAGAACTCGTCGACCACCTCGCGCACCTTCGGGTTGCGCACCTCGTAGGTGACACCGGTGTCCCCGACGCAGAACGAGGTGTAGGTGTCGATGATGGCTCGTGCCATCGGGTTGGACCGGTAGGCCGCCACGCTGTAGATGCGCGACTTCTCCTGTGTCCACGGCGGAACCTCGCGGCCCGAGGTTCCCGCCGGGCGCCAACCGGCCTCACCCGGGTCGATCGGGTCGCCACCCCACGTGCCACCCGCCGCGCCGGTAGCCGCGACTTGAGCCGGTGATGCTTCGGTCGCCCTGCGGGCGGGGACGAGCCACGATCGCACGGGTCACCCCCATCCGATCGGGTACGTCAGGTTCAGGTACGAGCCGGGGGGTGAGGTGGTTCCACCGCGGTGTGGGTGAAGGCGATGACCGACAAACCGACGGCGAAAGCGGAGCCGGCCAGGGCTGACCACCACCAGTTGCCGGTGAGTCCGCCAACGGACACGGCGATGCCGATTAGGCCGAACAGCCCGAGCAGATTGGCCAACAGCGCGCTGGACGGGGCGGGTATGCGCACGAGCACGGCGGGGCTCCTACAGGTTGAGTCGTTCGGTCGGCCGGAACATGTCGTGCGACGTGGACACCTCGGCGGTGTTGACGGTGACCGGCGAGGGGGCTGCGGGAGCGGGCACTTCGAGAAGCACCCACACGCCCATGCACATGGCCACACACGCGTCGATGTGGCGCTTGCTGCGCCCCTTGGACAGGGTGAAGCCACCGCGCTCCTGTGGACGTTGCACCGCGGCGACAACATGGTCGGTCAAGTCCCGCTCGCCGCTGTGCACGATCTGCGTGGCGATGATCATCTTGAACGTCTCGCCGCACGCAGGGGTCATGCGCGCCGGGGACTGGTCGAACTGGATGGCGAGGATGCCCTCGTCCTCCAGCATCCTTGCGGGAACCTCGAAGAACCGGGGATCGTAGACGACGCCGCGGAACCCCAACCCTTTCGCGTTCGCCTTGATGTAATCCCACACCTCGGCATGGTTGATCCGACCATCGGCCGTACCCTGCGCTCGCCACACTTTCGTGGTGACGGCGATCCTGCCGTCCGGCAAAAGCTCGCAGCGATCCACCGCGACCGAGTCTTGCTTGAGCGCCATGTCCACCGCGAGCACGAACGGGTTCTCGTTCGACGAGTCCCACTCGCCCTCGCAGGCGCCCCATGCTCCGGGGTGGTCCTTGAGCCAAGACTCCTCGACCATGTCAACCCAGCGGTTCGCGTAGTAGCGAATCCACTCATGGGGCGGACAGTCGGGCTTGCCGTACTCCGCCACCCTGTCGGGGATCGACCACTGCTTTCCCGCGGCGGCGGACGCGGCCTTGACCGCGATCTCCCGGTGCTCGCGCTTGGTGTAGTCGAGACCGTCCGGGGCCTCCTGCCAGTCGAACAGGAAGCGAGGCGCGAGATCCGGCTTTTTCTCCGCCGCCTTGCCGCGCTTGTACATCGCGCCCAGCAGCGAGTGATCCTTGTCGAACCCCGCAGTGGACAGCGACAGAATCCGGCCGGAACCACGCAGCGTCTTGCGCTTCTTCGTGGACTTGCCGATGACCGTCGCCACGCGGGCCTTGTTCGACCCGACATCGCCCCACTCGTGCAGCTCGTCGCGCACGAACAGGTGCGGCAGGCCACCTTCGTTCGTGCCTGCGACAGCGGCAACCCGGTGGACCTTGCCGGGCCTGCCGTCACCGAACTCCGTGACCGTGTCGTAGACCTCGAAGTAGCCGCACAGCGGGGCTTCCTTCATGATCTGGTCACGGCCGCCGAGCATCAGCGCGAACGCGCCGTAGAGCAGGTCTGCCTGCTCGAAGCTCGCGGCGGCAATCGGGATGTTGGGCGACGACGGGGCGATGCCCCGAACCGTGCCGTCGGCATCCTTGCGTTGCGGCGGACCCGCGAACTCCAGGGCGACGATCGCCGCAACGAACGCAGTCTTTCCGTCGCCCGTCGCGGCGCCGCGGAGTGCCTCGTCGTAGTGCCACTGGCCGCAGCCGCCGCAGTACTCGTACCACCGGTACAGGAACCGCTTCTGGTCCGAACGGCAACGGAACGGCTGGCCGTACCAGTCGCCTTCGGCAAAGACGAGGTTGTCCTCGATCCACTGGACCGCCATCGGCCCTTCGGTAGGCCAGAGCGCGCCGGCCTTCGGCTTCCATCCACAGTTCTGGCAACCCGGCTCACTCCGCGAGCGAGAGCCTCGGGTCTTCCTCTTCGGCGTGGTGGCTGCCATCCATGCCACCTCCGTACCGGTCGTTCAGATCCGCGAGACTGGCTTTCTGCTGGACCACGGCGATCCCCAGGGCCGCGCGGTTCTTCGGGCCGTACCCGAGCTGCGCCTCGTCGCGGGTGATCGCCGCCTCGATCTTGAGCGCCAGGTCGTACGCGGGGTTCGCCCGCATCTGCCCCATCGAGCCCTCGACCAGCGGCTCCGCGTCCGCCACGTCCATGAGCACGCGGTAGCGATCGACGTTGCGCACCCATCGCTCGACCAGCGCGATCTCCGCAGGCTGGACGAGCCCAGCGATCGCGTCGCCCCAGTACGCCGACCACAGCGCGACCGACTCGTCCCGCTTCAACCCCGTCGGAACTGGCGGCAGCGCCGTGGCCTCCGCCACCTGAAGTTCCGCCTGCCGGCCGTTGCGCCGATCGACCGCCTGCCCCGCGGCCTTCTTCGTCCGAGGCATCAGAGCCTCCCGGAAGCATCTACCGCCAAAAAACGGCCCCCGTGGTACCAGCGAAAAAAGGGAGG